TTGCAGCAGCATCGGTAATACCATAACCTGCTAAGGTAGTCGGATTTGTACCAGCTGTCACATGACCCTGTGCATCTACGGTCACAGATTTATAAGTACCAGCTGTAACACCAGAATTTGGATGCGTGTACGCATTCGCACCAGCGGCGATACCATTTAATTTGGTTACCATAGCTGCAGTCATAAGACCAGAAGTAGTAGTGGTTGCATCAGCAATTGTATCTGCAAATGCTAATTTTCCAAGTACACCAACTAAAGACTGTAAATCAGTAGCAGCTGCCGGAACTTTGTTGTTCTTACTTACATCGATAGAAACATCTGCAGCAGTATTTTTCAGGTTTACGATAATCTGATTTCCATCAGTAGAATATCGAATCAATTGGGCATGAATCGTAGTTGTTTCAGCCATAATTTAAAACCCTCACTTTCTTAAAGAATTGAAAACAGATCTTATAGTAGACACTATAAGATCTGCCTATCTTAGTAAACTGTTTTATCTCCTCACGCGATGATTCTAGTCTATTTTTGCCCATATACAAGGTACCGTTGGTGCTTCTTTTGAGACATAGAAAATACTATCCCCTGGTAAGACTCCCATCCAGCTTATTAAAGCACTTTTTGAAACATCTTTAATACGAGCGGTACTACCATTTGCTCCAGTTGTATAACCAGCAATATACTTAATTGCGTCACCTGTTATACCGGAACCCTTATATCCAATATCAATTGTACAATCGGTATTGTTATAATCAACAACGTGTGTTGCCTTTGTTGCAGAACTTGCACTATCAGATGATCCTGCCGTATTGGCATGATTAACGGATTGGGATCCGATGGTGCTTGAATCAATTACTCGAACCCAATCACCCCACGTACCATTATTCCTTCCTCTCTGCATCATAGCGGAACTATTATCATCGATATAAATTTGATGTGCGAAATTCGGATTATCTTTCCAAGTCATACTTAGTATAATTCCATCATTTTTAATAGGAGTTATACGTGCTACTGTAGCATATTGAAAAGCATTCGCTTCTACAAACCCATCTAGTTCTTCAGTTGTAGACAAGTGCTTAATACGTGTTACTTTTGTTGCAGAACCTGCTGTAGTGGCATAATTAACCGACTTATTGGCATCTGCTGTATTATCTACATTTCCTAGTCCTACATCTGCTTTTGATAAGGAGTTTTTAAAAGCAAGAGCTCCAAGAGAATTTGCCAATCCCTGTACTGTAGTAGCTCCAGCAGGTAAATTACCATTAGCACTTCTATCAATAGAGACATCATCACCTGTATTTTTCAGATTGATGATCAATTGGTTACCGTCATCATCATAACGAATGAGTGAAGCATGTGCAACTGTTGTTGCCATCACCCCCCCCTTCTATATAATATTTTCTTTAAGGAAATGTCTTAAATCAATAAAAGTGGTACCAAGTATCAGAGTGATACTTGGTACCTTATTATTTAATCTAATTTAATCCAGATACACTGTTTGCCTGGAGCTGTCTTTGAGACGTATACAACTTCACCAAGATCCAATTTACTCTTATCAGTTGCAGACATAAATCCAGCTGCAGAACCAGTTGCTGCAGAGTGACTATGTGAGGATGGATTAAATGTGGATGGTTTTCCAGAAATTTCTCCCCAACTATAAGATGGTTTGGAAGCTGCCTTTGCCCAAGCATATACATCGGATGCTGGCATGGAAGATGGTCTTCCTGATACACCGCTCCATGGTACACTAGCAGCACTACCAGCAGAGAATACCATATAACCAGCTTCTGTCGTAAGTTTGGTATCATCTACTACAAAATACATCTGTCCAGTAGAAGTTACTTTTACAACATCCCCATTTTGTACATTTGCAGATGTTAACTTTAATCTGGCAGTATCATCTGTTACTGGTACAACTCGTTCAATAGCAGATTTTGGAATATTATCCAGAGATAATACACCGGTAATCTTAGATGCTGGAATATTATCTGTAATCTGAGAAATGCTATGGGTATGTGATTTTGCAGCAGCATCGGTAATACCATAACCTGCTAAGGTAGTCGGATTTGTACCAGCTGTCACATGACCCTGTGCATCTACGGTCACAGATTTATAAGTACCAGCAGTCACACCAGAATTTGGATGAGAGTATACGGTATCTGTAAATACCGCATTACTTGGTACACTCTTTCCAAGAGTATAAGTACAAGCAGCAGGTTTACCACCTGTGAAATAGACAGGCTGTGTTGCAGATCCTGCAGTTGCAGTGTCTAATTTCACTGCACTATTCGCAGATCCACCGGCAGAGCCAGAACCTGCATAATTATGTGTATGAGAAGATGGTGTAAAGGTACTTGGTTTCCCTGTTACATTTCCCCAAGCAACACTGTTTGCAGATTTCGCAACATCTACGGTATCAGTGGTAAATGCAAGCTTTTTCCAAGCACCCCAACTACTGGAGTCATATACTCGAATATAAATTTCTCCGTCCGCTGTGATAAATCTCTGATATCGATACCCAGATGCATTTCGTCCAACAAAAAGTTCGAATGCAGAATTGGTTACTGGAGTATTTTTACAGGTGTTGCCACCACCAGCAAAATAAATCTTACCTTCTGTCGTTAAGGTATTTATATCAGTATTACGTAATTCAGTAAAAGAAAACTGAGAGGCACTTCCAGCAGAGCCAGCAGAAGTGGCATATTTAACACTCTTTGCGGAGTCTGCCGTATTATCGACATTCCCAAGACCAACTTCACTCTTTGAATAAGATGGCTTGGAAGCTGCCTTTGCCCAAGCAGATACATCACTTGCTGGACGAGCATTGGTAAGTCTACTATCAGAGCTGGAAACGGCATCGGTAATTCCATAACCTGCTAAGGTAGTCGGATTAGACCCAGCTGTTACATGACCCTGTGCATTTACAGTCACAGATCTGTAAGTACCAGCAGTCACACCAGAATTTGGATGAGTGTACACGGTATTGGTTGGTGTTCCCCAAGTTCCGTCTCCTCTTAAATAAAGTCCCTGTTGTCCTTTCGTAGGAGCAGGAACAAGGCCGCTCGCACCATTCGCATCTGCACTTGCTTTTGCAAATACTCCATAAGTAGTATCCTGTCCAGGGATACCAAGTGCCGTAATGTCACTCTTTCCAACTGCAGCTGCTGCACTCACATGTCCAGTGCCATCTACAGTAATTTTATAAAGTCCAGCTGCTCTGGAAGTATAGGTGGGATGAGAATAGGCATTTGCTCCACTTGCAATGCCATTTAATTTGCTTACCATTCCTGCGGTCATAAGACCAGAAGCAGAAGTGGTTGCGTCTGCGATCGTGTCTTTAAATGCTAAATTTCCAAGTACATCAGCAAGACCTTGTGCGGTACTTACCGAACTTGGAATTTTAGAGTTGGACGTACGGTCTACAGAAACGTCAGATGCGGTGGATTTTAAATTAATAACAATTTGATCTCCACCGGTCGTATATCGGATCAGTTGAGCATGAACGGTAGTTGTAGTAGCCATTCGATACCCTCCTTCCTATCAAGTATTTTTCATTTGCGAACCATACATAGTATGGTTCGCCCTTAGATCAATGTTTTAAGTGTCGATTTTGCACCAAATACAAGCTTCTGTTGGAGTCGCGGCTTGTACTTTTAAGAAATCTGCGGTGTCTAATTTCTTTTTGTCGGTTGCACTCATAAGTCCAGAATTACTTTGAGATGCATTGTTATAGGTTGTATCACTTCCTGGAATCCCAAGAGCGGTAATATCTGCTTTCGTAACAGCAGTTGTTGCAGACACATGACCCGTACTATCCACGGTAACTTTATAAAGTCCAGATGACTTCGCGGTATACGTTGGATGAGAGTATACCGTATCTGTAAACTTTGCATCTGCAGGAACCGTTTTATTCAAACTATACGTTGTAGCAACGGGTTTCCCATTTGCAAAATATACGGGTTGAGTCGTCGAACCTCCATTTACCGATAATGCTTTTGCGACATCTGCAGTACCAGCAGTCGTTGCATAATCCGAAGATCGAGAGTCAATTCCAATTACGACCACACTATATGCACGATTATGCAATTTCGTAGCAGCCGTTGCTACGCTATTATATACCTCAGAGGAAGTTTTCGGATCGCTGACTGTCGTATCGTTTGCTTCGGAAGAATTCACCAATGTCCAAGTTCGATTAATTCCACCTCTTGCTCCCATTCCAAGATTTCGAATTACCGTGCCTTGATATGCAGAAGTTGTTTTAAAGAAGATATCTGCATAGGTATTTCCGGCAGCATTGTAAATACCAACTTGAATTGCCTCGGCATCCAAACCAGATCTACAGAGCCACTTCACTTCCGCTGAACTGAGTTCAGACGCAGAATTGGTACGAAGTCGTACCGAGCAAATTCCAAAACCACCTCCAGAATAATCTTGTGTAATGAGCATGGTAATGGCTTTGTCAATATATTGCCCCGTTACCGTTCCAGAATACGCAATGCGATGATACGGGTAGTGATTTGTATTCCCATTTACACATTTGGCATTGTAATATTCCATCGTTGCAATCGAATTAGACGAACCATCGTATGAGAAGTTTAGATGAAAATCAACATCTGCGCTTACAGTACGTGCAGTCGCTAATTTTAATGCGGTATTCGCAGATCCTCCAGCAGAAGAAGAACCTGCATAATTGTGGGTATGAGATGTTGGGGATTTACCATCCAAAGTCGTTTGCAAATTTGTAATATCTGCAATTTTGTGACTATGTGCGGCAGATGCTTTCCCATCAACTAACCCTTTTAAGACTCTACCTTGATTCGCAGACAAGGAATCACTAGCCGAGGATGACGTTAAATTATCTTGAATCCCTCTCCAAGTGTTGCTTCCTGGTATTCCAAGATTGGTGATATCCGTTTTAGTCATTGCTTCGGCAGTTACTACATGCCCCTGATTATCAATGGCAAACTTATAAAGTCCTTCATCATGTGCGGGGTAGGTTGGATGGGTATACACGGTATCTACCGGTAACCCCCAAGATCCATCTCCTCGTAAGAAGTGCGTATTCTCTCCACCTTTTGGAGCCGGTACCAAACCACTTTCTCCATTTATACTTGTCGTAGATCCTTTGAACACGGAATAAGTTGTATTGGCTGGAGCCGCCCAAGTTCCATCTCCACGAAGGAATAATCCTTGATTACCTTTCTTAGGAGCTAAAACAAAACCAGAAGTACCATCGGTGGAACTTGTCGCACCGGTGAATACTTCTGGAACAGACCAAGTGGCATCTCCACGTAAAAATGACATGTGTTTTCCGGATGCAGGAGCTGGTACAAGACCAGTGACACCTGCTGTCCCAGAGCTCGCACCTGTCATGGTATTCACGGTATCTTTAAACGCTAAAGATCCTAAATGGTTCGCCAGTTTTTGAACGTTCGTAACATCGGTTGGGATGTTGCTATTTGTGGAACGATCGACTGACACACAAGAACCAATCGTTTTATAATTTAAATATATCTGGGTACCATCGCGATTGTATTGAATCACTTGTACGATTCTTGATGTAGCCATACATTGTGTCCCCCTTTCAGTATAATCTATGCGTTTTACGCCGTTATAGAGTTGTTTTCAATGGGTCGTTAGAAAATTATCAGACAGGTTACAATATATTACCCGAGAAGAAACTCGGGTAAGGTATGATAGAATAACATCGCTAATTATACGTCCTAGGTGAAGGACAAACATTTTCTTCCCCTAGAGGTATCACCTTTCTGAAGAAAATCAAACACTATAAGAAGGAAGAACTCGGCAGAAAAGCTCGGTTCTTCCTTCCTCCTATTTATTATCTGGAAACTTCTTTATAAAGAATCATATATTATCTTTATGAAAGGAAGTAATTCCACGAAAGATCTAGTATAAATATTCTATATTAGATTAGTTGCAAAGGAGGATAAAAAAATGAGTACCAAAAAAGTGTCAAGTTTAGACTTGACAAAATCCGAAAAAGAAGCAATCAAAGCAAAATACAAAGAAACAACATCCTTACGAGAGTACGTGATGTCCATTACGAAAGAGGAACCCGAAATTAATCTTGTCGCTTTAATGAAGCACATTCCCGAATTTACAGAGCATCTGTTACCGGCAGCCGAGAGCAAAGTATTTCGTCTCTATTTTGTAAAAGAGATGAGTATTTCTGAAATCTCCGGGGTAGCAGATATCGGAACGTGTGCGGAGACGGAGAAGATTTTAAAACGGGCGGATAAAGCATTTCGTAAATGGGCCCGTACATATCGTGAATAGGATATAAATGAGAGAGGACGCGGGGAAACCCGCACCCTCTCCTTTTTTCTCTTTATACTGAATTTCTTCGTTCGGCTTTTGCTTTCGAAAGATTTTGAATACCTGCCATAGACGCAGCTGGAATTGCAGCACTTACGACAACTTCACCAGCCGCCATATGTTTTCCTTTTTTGGTCTTATGCATATTGGCTTCGTGTTGAAGTTCTGCCTTTCGATACAATGCTTCCGAATTTCCAAATAAAGAATCGTCCCCTGTAAAACCACCGGTGTTTGCAAGGTGTTCGTATTCTGCTTTTTTCGAAGCATTTCCGAACTGTCTAAGACTCCCATATCCAATAATCGCAATACTAAAAGCACCAATCCAATCAATGTTTCGTTTTACGTAATTTGCGGTATTACGAATGGATTGAGTGATTCCTTTTGGTCGACGAATGACACCATTTTCTTTGGCGAATTCTTCTGCTTTTTTATCAAATTCTTCGGATAGTTTCGCATATTCATCCAGACGTTTCAGATAGTCTTCTGCAAAATCAAACACGGCAACATGACCGGAGCGAAGTTCTTTATCGATCCAACTTAACAAACTTTCAATCGGAACCTCGACTTTTTTACTCTTGATTTCCTTCAGGACTTTATTTGATTTATCGATGAGCGCATTGACTTCATCGATCATTTTGTCAGTCTGTTTGACATTTCGACCAGACTTATCATATTTTTTTAAGTAGGACTTGGTTACTCTGTCAAGTTTGTCCATGGTTTCTTTTAATTCTTTTTGATATTTCACAACATCGTAACATGTGATGCTTTGGTTTCCCTGTGCACGAGCACTATGACACTGTGCTTTAAGAGCAGCTAATGCTTCACCCGCTTCTTTTGATTTTACTGTCTTCGTAATCTTCCCGCTCATCATTCCAATTGCTTTGGAAATCATTTCTTTAATCCCTTTAAAAAATGCTTTTAAGGCGGAACTTAAACTTGGGGAGTTTTCGGATTCCAGTAAATAAAGATCTTGATATGGAAAACAGCGTTCTTCTAAGATCTCTAATTCACAAGAAAAAATATCTTCAGAAGTAATCATAACGTTTCCACCTTTCATTTATAGTCTTAAATCAATGTGCAAGAAACTTACTTCCTAAAAACAGTATCGTAACTACGATAGAAAGGTGGCGAAATTACATGATCGATACCATTATGGAAAGTTTCCGTCGTGAGGAAGCTTCTCATGCAAGAGATCTCGCATATCTGATGGAAGATATGGAAGACGATACCATTGACGCTTGTCTGGAAATGGCAGAGTCTGATGATCCGATGTTAGAATCTGCTTATGATGCAGAAGATCCAGAAATCCAGGAGATGTTAGAACACATGGATGAATTGGATGATGGTGAAGAAGATGAAGTAAACCGTATCATGGAAGCTACAGAAGGGTTAAGCTTTGATCAGATGATCGGACTGGAACCAGTAGAAGAAGCCTCCAGTAACGAAGAGTAAACATATAAAGGAGAAATCAACGGTAATTGGATTTATGTTAAAAAATGTTAATACATGATAATGTGTGAACATGGACAATGCATATTTTATCCTAATACTCATTTATATATTATTTTGTAAATAATAATGAAAGAGGGTGAATTTATGCATAAATGCTGTAAAATACGCATTTATCCAAACCAAACACAAATTGGTATTATACAGAGAAATCTAAATGGATGTAGATTCGTCTACAATTTATACCTTGAATATAATCATCGTATATATGATACAGAAGGACTGTTCTTATCCGGTTATGATTTCTCTAAGATATTAACACAATTAAAGAAGAATGATGAAAATTATTTCTGGCTTAAAGAAATAAGTTCAAAAGCCATGAAAGATGCAATAATGACTGCTGAGAAAGCTTACAAACGCTTCTTTGCGAAGATTGGTGGATATCCGAAATTTCGCAGTAAGAAACGAAATCCAATTCATTCTTCTTTGTGAAAGACAACTTCAAGTTTTATTGTAATCGTAAAGATAAGAAAAATAAGATACAACTTCCGATTCTGGGAGAAGTTCGTATTACAGAAAAAGATTACCTTCCAGATAAATCCTTGGTAACTTCTGGACGAGTTATTTATGTGAATAATAAATATTATGTAGTATTTATTTATTCTATTGAACCAGAAATATATGTACCTCATTCACCAGGAATTGGATTAGATTTAGGAATCAAAAGTTATGCAACTTGTTATCGAGAAGATGGTAAGTGCTGGAGTTATCAATCTTATCTTAAATATAAGAGATACATAGAACTTGAAGAAAAAATCACAGATATTCAAAGAATAATATCTAAGAAATCTGAATTTAATTATGGACGTTTATTGAATGAATATTTCGATAACCACCATAATGAACCAAATGAAACGCAGAAAAATATTATGAAAGGAGAAAGCTATAACACTTCGAAAATACGTAAATTACGTAAAAAGTTAAGTATATTGTATGCAAAGCGTGTAAATTATGCAAAAGATCATATATTAAAGATGATTCCTGGATTAATACAAACACGTCCAGAATACATTGCAATTGAAAATCTGGAAATTTCCAACATGTTAGAAAACGATTCAAATCACAAATTGCATGATTTAATAGCGAAAAGCAAATGGTATTTCTTCCAAGAAAGGTTACTTAATAAAGCGCGAGAATCAAGCGTTGAAATAAGGTATCCGAAAAAGAAATACTTTGCTTCCAGTAAATTATGCTCAAATTGTGGTCATAAGTTGAAATCTTTATCATTAGCAAACCGAACATATCATTGTCCGGAATGCGGCTTGGAAATCGATCGAGATTTAAATGCTGCTATTAATCTTTGTTTTATGAAGAAATATAAAATTGCATAACTAACGTATGGTGCTACACATACAAGAATCGACACTTACGAAGTGTTAAGAAGAGTATTTATAAGTACTTTTCTAGTAGCAGAACCAATATGGCAAGATTATTTGTTGTATTAAGTGATGGTAAAATTCCGGAACTTGGAAATATTCGGGGACCGATCACCAAACCGTGTTCCATTGCAATTTCCAAAGTTATTCATATGGTAAACCGTGGTTTAGTAGTGCAGGAAGTAAATCCTGGAAATTTAAATGAGCGGGTTACCTTAACGTATCATAACGTTACCGTATCCAATTTTGCGAAGAAACCTGTAGAGGTGGCAACTCCGGTTGCAGCTCCAAAAGTTGAATCTCTCGTAAGTGAACCTGTAAGCTATTCTACTCCAACGGTTCCTGCTGGGAGAAGCAACGTTGTGGTGGACGCCCCTAACGAAGCTAAAGCCGCAAAAGAATCCAGAGAAAAAAATGGAAAAAATTGGAAAGAGAACGGGAAACCGCAGCAACAGCGAGTAGTTCCAGTTACCAAATCTGATTTTTAAGATGAAAGAGAATACTACAAGACGTGGTATTCTCTTTCTATTTTTATTTGGATAATCTCTTAAGACTTTATAAAAGGAGGTAAATAAGATGGGTTACAATTATAAACTTAAGAGTTTGGTATATGATGGGTTTCCAAGGTTATCCGTAGAAGCTTATCCGGATGCACGCCCTCAATTGTTACGTGTGAATAAAATTCGTACTGCCGTATATTCAACACTGTACCAAATCGTAAATGAATATGAACTCTCAGAAAAAATGATAGATCAGATCATAGATACCTGTGGAGAAAGAGTCTCGGAGAATTCGCTTCTTGTAATTCGGCAATATTTTGGATTCTTAGCACTTGAAAACTTATTAAGAATAACTGAAGCAGAACACATACACAGACTGTTCGATAAAACTCTTGAACGATTGTATGAAAACTTATTACGGAAATGTAAGAATAGCCACATGAGCGAATTTGAAACTGCATGTTCCTATTTTGTTTGTGCCTATACCTTAGCGATAAAAAGAATAGACGATATGTACTGGATAATGTCTCCATTTGCAAGAGAATTTGATCCCTATATCAGTTATTATCCATTCATACATTTTGCTTCTTCATACGTCCGCTGTTTTAAATATTCTGATACAGAGAAGGAAGACATTATAAATGCTTGGTTAGAATGGAGGAGAGAACATGTCAGATATAGTATCTTCGGTATTACCAAAAATACCTGTAGCGAAAGTATACACCTGCACCATTAGTCCGTTTCCATATTACAACGGAAACGGACAAGTTGAATTTGACAAGGTAATGCTTGCAATAAATCAACCAAATTCGGGATTGTATAAAGAACTCATGTATAAACTTGAACACGGTGAGGTTGCTGTTGGAGATGTCATCCATCTCACTAATTTATCTATGACTCTTGTTGTAGTTGCTGTAGTAAATCCATATTATCGATTTGAGAAAGTGAAGGAGACCGAACATGAACAAACGAATCAAGAAGAAACAACAAAAACGAGCACAAGCAAACCGAATTCATCCGAATGTCGAAGTAGCAATAATCGACGTGACAACTTTTGCGGATTTTGATGTTATGGATGCTGAAACAGCTTGTTCCATAATGAATCATCCAGAATCGTCACTTCCACATATACCGACACTAGATGAGGATGACGAAAGGAGAAGATAAGATGAAATGGCGGGTAAAGAAAAAACAACTAAAACGTTATGAGCGTAAAACTTATGCGATTCTGCTTAGGATGGACTGTCCGGTAATAATAACAAAACGAAGAAAAACGATCCTTCGAATTCATAAAGTAAAACCTTGGATGTTAAACGAGGTCATGATTCGATATACTATCATGGATCGCTCAAATCCATTCTCATATACCAACTATGTGTATAATCGCTCAAATTCTCTGGAAAAGGACGGAATACCACTATGAACCTGAGAGTAAAAAAGAAGAAAGAGAAACAAAAAATGGAAGAATTATGGGAAGCAGCCCTAGGTCCAGAACCACAATTACTTCCACATGAGCATCGAAGAAAAGCAAAGATTCAAATACAAAAGAAATACCCAGAGACATATGAATTTCGATTCTATGAGGATATGTGTGTATAGACTTTTAAGATAGGAAGGAAGACTTAGATGAAAAAACGTATTCGAAAAAAGAAACAAAAACAAGCACAGCTGTATATGATACAGGTTTGTCGACACCGAGGACGAGATAAAAAACGAAAAGTAAAATTTCTCATAGGTGCTATTGGGGGACCGACTCACAACAATAGAGTTTATTCTGAGGATATCGTTAGACAAGCAATTCAAAAACTCGATCAGCACGCAATTCCACTTCATGTGGAAGATGGACTTGACTTTGATATTTTGGAACTTGCTGGAAAACTACAGCAACAATTTCCAAATTGGAAAGCGGACTCCTCTCACCCCGAATAATTCCCCGTGTAAGTACAGCCGGAAAACAGATCTATAACTTAGGAAATGAGGTGACCGACATGATATTTACGACTGAACTTGACCAGTACGCCATGACATGTAATTTAAATTTAGAGAAAATCTCTCGTCAATTTGACCGAGAGTTTCAACCTATCGTATACGAATCGGAAGCACCTTATTTAGAAGCCGGTCTTATGGAACCAGTACAGAAGTTTTTTACGAATCTCGTAAATACGTTAAAAAATTTTGTCCGTCAGATTCAGGAATCGGTTCAGGCTACGATTCGTACCAAAAATATCAAGCGCCAATTACGTGCATTTCATGCTGAGCTGGAAACGATCGAAAAAGACCCAACCAATAAAAAGCACACTGTCAAGATGATTGATGTAGAAGCACTTTCTGCTTGTATGACAGATGCTGCAAACGATCTTTACAAAATTCACAAACGAATGGTAAAAAATAAGTACCGTCACTTATCCGAGCTAGATTCCGATGTAAAAAAATTCAACGAAATCTATAAAAAATCAGAGACTCGTTATAATACGATTATGGAAAAAGAGATTAATATGTCTGTACGAAAAGCCATTAATCTTATTGAAGACGAATTAACCGGAAGACGGCCGCTTATCAAAGCCATGAATCGGGCAATTCAAAGTTGTGAAGAGATGTCTCGTTATGTAGATCAGATATCACAAAAACGAGATCTGTATGGAGCAGATATGTTACCAGCTTATATGTCTGCTGGAAAACGTATTACAAGTAAATTTGCCAATTTTATCCAACGTGGTGTTGGAAAAGGAATTAGCAAGTTGGTTGGTGGGGCAGTTTTCTTACTTGCTTAATATAAAGAACTAGTTCTAAAATTAGAACTAGTTCTTTATTAACACAATCCGTAAATCAGTTGGTCAGAATTAATGTAATATCTTATTGAATCAGAGAAATCCAATATACATATTCCTCTCTGGTCAGAAAAGTTCATAGGATTGAAACAGATCCATTTGGTAGGAGGATAAAATTATGCTCAAATTATTATTTAAAGTCATCGGTTGGCTGATGTCAGCTCTACTGATGACAATTATTATTGCTGCGATTCTAGTCATTGCCTATGTGACTTTAAATATTATAGGACTTGTTATGTCGGTTATGGGGATCTTGGTATTTCTATGGGTCCTAAAAAACTGGCTCATAGGGGAATAACCAAAAAAGAACCAAGCAAATCAATGCTTGGTTCTTTTTTGGTTATTCAATGATCTTCTCCTCTTCCGTAAGAGCTTGGTATTTTAGGATATCATTTAAGTCATGATATAGATATAGAGCGGCTAAATCAACCGGAATTTTTTTGTTGTATTCGACATCGACGTAATAGCTGATTCGATCTTCCATCTCGGTATTGGGATCAAAGATGGGAGCATACTTGTCATAATCTTCATCCAGTTTCTTTTTTCCATCTTCTCGCTTCTGCTCAATATAACCATTCTCAATGTTGACTTTGATATTTGGGGTTTGCTTAAATCGTTCCCGTAAGAAATTCATTACATATTCTGGGTTTTCGCAAGTTTCTGGCACGTTAAATTCCATTTTCAGATGTTCCCATCCAGGCTCCTTCGTAAGACTCTCAAAATGATCCATCTTTCGTTTTAATTCATCCAAAGATGAGAAGACGGTATTTTTGTACCCAAATCCAATGGTTTTATACATTGGAGCATAGGTATTCTCAAAGAACTCATACGTCCAACTTTTCTCTTTCGTATGAAACGTTCCTTCTAGGAATCCTTTCGCATCTTCTTCTCCAAATTTCCATCGGCTAAAACTTCCCACATACATCATATATGGATCCATCATAGTATGTACATGGTAATGCCCAAACACCACTAACCCATCACAGATCTTACGAAGTTCTCCCGTTCGAAATACGGGAACTCGTCGTTTGACATTTTTTCGATCCTCAATGGCAGATGCTGCTTTTACCATAGCTTCTCGAATGGTTCCATGCCCTACGATTAATTGATAATACTTCTCTTTTTCTGGATTTTCAAAGTATTCCTTATAATATTCATCCGGATCCGTTAGAAGTTCTTCTGGTAAATACAAGACATTCATTTCTGGGAATAGTTCTTCCTCACAAACGTGATAAATCACCTTAAAATCACGATGACCCATAATTCCCTGAATTGGACCATATTGATTTTCTTCATGCGATTCGGTTCCGTACACCATGCGAACTTTGGTTTCTGGTTTTAGTCGACTATCTATCTCTTGTAAAATCTCCGTCGCCAATTTTGTATTCTCATCGTTTAAGTATAACTTATGTCCAAAATAATCTCCCGCAAAAATTACAAAGTCAATTTTATTTTTTTCTAAATAGGGATAGATCATACTTTCAAATTCGTGTTTTAATTGCTCTCTTGGCATATCTCCAATGTGAATATCTGCCAGGAAAATTCCTTTCACTTTTTTCATTTTCATCACCTCATAGAAATGGTATATAGTTATATGTCAAATTGTTATTTCATTTTCAATGCTTATAAAAAAGTATCGGGAGTGTAACGTTATATTAGACATCTTAAGTGAAATCCATTTTCCTTGGATGCTGATATATTATTTTTGTGGACAAAGATCCACTATAACATTTTTCATTTGAAAGGAGAAAATGAGATGAACGATTCAAGAGTAAATCCGCGAGTAGTCGGGGGTAAAAACACATCTCAGGGAACCAACCTCTATGATAGAAGGACTGTTGCTGGCTTAGTACCAGACCAGGATAGGGTTCCGTACTCAGTAAGAACTTCTGAAATCATTAGATTCCTTCAGAAGAAACTCGATGTCATGATTACAGACATCAATAATAACTTAACCGATAATGTACCACCGATCCCACAGATTCAGTTAAAAGGGTATACGGTGAAAATGTCCGGTAAGCATTATCCGTTTATTTTAACAATGCCGGCAACCGCGGAATTTAAACCACAGCGGAAAAATCAGCAGAACCACAACACAGGAAAGACATCTGAAGTAGATATTTCTCAGGATTTACAGGATGACGATGACAGCCAGGGAACGATTAAAGTATATCGTCCAATCTTCAATCTTCTGCAGGGATATATGTATGATCCGCAGGTCTTCAAAAATCCAAATATTTATGGAGCCATGGGTCTGAATGCAGACGGAGCAAGAAAATGTAGACATCTTTCGTCCTTTAAGAAAACCCGTAACAAAGGTGGCTCTGGAGCCATCATGATTCTTCTGGATCCGTTTGCACTTCTGCATGCAATGTTAATGATTCCGGGAGACGATCGTCTCTTTAACGTTATGATGAAACAGGCAGATCGTGTTAAAGACGGCGAGTACATTTACAAAGTCAATAGGACGTTAAAGAAGAAAAAGAATGGTGGTAAGGGAACGTCTGAGTTTGATTCTCTGATTCGTCAGATTAATCATTCCGCAGGAGCTTCCTTAAATTAATCTTTTCCGGAAGGAGCTAATCCAAATAAAATTGGATTAGCTCTTTTTTTAACTTACGAAAACTGTAAGATAAAAACCAAAAGGAAAGGACGGGTCGAAGTATGGAGGAAATTCGCCCCAATCAGTTGGACATTGCGTTCAATGTATTGAAGATTAAATATGCAGACTATGATCGTTCCATTATCAATAGTAATTGGAACTTGCAGCCAGGAGACCGTGTCAATGTGTTTATCAATTTGGAATCCGCTTTTAAAAATATCTCCATGATTCCAGATTTGGAAAACCAGCTTATGGTTCAAAGAAATTTTGAAGCCATCATCGCAGCGGACATTTTAAATTTGGCAGGTCACTACAAACGATTCTTTATGGGAAATCAATTGGATACCCGGGTATACTTATATCATACGGATTTTACCAGTGAGCATTATAACCAATCCAAATACAATGAAAACTATCGTTCCTATTACCGTTGTAAATTTACACAAAATCCAAAATTTGTGTATTTCACCGATGCCCTAATGGAACGTACGTTACCACTCGTAGAAACCTGTTGTGGGTTTATTCCAAGAGTCTATTATATCAAAGCAAAAAATATTGAAGGAAGTGTCGTCCCATATGTCATTCAACAGGACGACCTTGAACGTGGAGACAACAGGAAGAATTTCATCATCGGGGATGATTTTTATGACACCCAATACGGAATGCTTCCTGGCTTTTTAAACCATTATGTGAAACGATTTGGAACATCCAAACCACTCATTACCTGCGACAACAAAGAAATTTTGGTATCAAAATTTGGCTTGCCTGCAGAATATTGTGGTCCATTCGTTTCTTGTTTTGAAACGTATTCGTTATATACAACACTACTTAGTTGTAGAGGAGATCGAATACGTACCATTGATACCTTAGCAGGCATTGGGATTCGAACGCTTACCGATTACATTCGAGATGCAGAGCGTACTAATCACATTCAAGAAACGACGACCAATCCCACTATGCTAAGTGAGATGTTTCCAGACGAATTTCGAGAGGAATACGTCAATAATTTTTACTGTACTTCTATCCCTGCGATTTATGAAGAATTGACCGATGCGGAAAAATTATCGTTAACCACACAACGAAAAGATCGGTTTGATAATCAGGGATTATTAGAGCTTAACAATTCCATCTTTTCACACCGTCCACTTATTTTGGAGACTCTGTGTATCTGACAGTCCCTTAACAAACGGTGGAGGTGACCTTAAAGATGGCTATCTTTTCAAACCAGGACCGATTCTTAAAATGGCGGTATACTCCAGCAGAACTTTATATCTTATATCCTGGAGAAACTCCAGATCAGGTCCCAAAAGAACGACTCATCTCCTTGATGATCCAACACGATTATGAAGGAAACTTGTATCCCATTATTCGGATTGAGGTTGTCTTGGAGCAGAGTCGTTATTATAAAATTATCAAACATAAAAACGATGTGCAGTTTAAACTGCGAATTCAAAAATCGTATCAGGTATTTGGACGAGAAACTTGGTCAATGAACCAAGATTATATCAACGATACGTTTAATCTTATCTTAGATGATTCTGATATCGATGTCGATGAAGGAATTAAAGAAGCACAATCTTCTTCCAACTTCAAAGTCATGCAAAAATCGGACCTCAATAGTATGAGTTCCGTAGACAATCGATTTGAATTTTTTTTATTCAAATCTTCTACGATCAAAGCTGGTCGCACAACGGTTAACCGAGTTTTAAAAAATGCAACGGTCACAGATGCAATCAACTACATTGCAAGTAAAGCAGGCTTCGATCATTTATTAATGGCTCCTACGGATAACAATTCCCTCATTGAGGAACTTGTCATTCCTCCAATTAATGCCGCAATGGCATTTCTATTCGTAGATAGCTATTATGGGCTTTATAAAACCGGATCTATGATTTATATGGATTTGGATCGTGGTTATATTATGCCTTATAACCACAAATGTCGTTGCTGGGAAAGTAAAGAAACCAAGGAAGTCAGTATCGTAATTCCAAAAAAAGGAACTTCCTTTAGTTCTGAACTTTGTACCGTAACCAAACAGGACGACCGGAACACCAAGTACATCGTTGGTAGTAATAGTAGCATTTCCATTCAAAACGATTCTATTACCTACGATATCTTGGTTGGAAATGATATCGAATCTGTAAATTCTTACGACGGAGATGTTTCAACAGGAACCGCTACCACGACAACGAAAGATTCGAATATTAGTCGAACCGTAAAGAATGTGACTGAAAATCCGTACTTTAATAGTACCTATGTAAAACAAAGTGAATCCAGGAACGTTGTCATGGAACTCATGTTGTCCGATTATGATTTAGATTACTTAAAACCGAATAAAGTTTTCCATATGATCTTTGAAGAAAGTAAATTGAATCGAAAGTACAAAGGGTATTACAAACTGGTGCGTGCAACCCATACGTTTACTTTAACGGGCGGACAATTTCAGTTAAGTAGTGATGTTGTTGTGAAGAAGATGAATGCATAATTTAGGGTATACAGGTTCTCCCTGTATACCCTTCTTTTTTATCCGTAAATTGATTTTGAGTGCTGATATATTAATTCGGTGAATCAGAGAAATAAAATACATAATCATCATCTCTGATCTGAAAAATGAATAGAGTTGAAATAGACTCGAAGGGGTCAAATGATCATCCCCGTCAATGGACAAAAATGTATGATCTGGTGGAGGTAAGATAGCCAAGAGCCGTATGAGGTATATTATGAAAGAAACTCTTATTGAGAAAATAATTGCTGGAATAGTGATTCCAGTGATAGTTATAGCAATCCTTATGGGTTGCATCACTGTGACGTTTACGGCAGCGTCACAGGTCAATAATGCCGTGTCGGAGTTCAGTAGCGCAATAGAAGTTTGCGCTGCTGAAATTCATGTGGATCGTTGACTATCTCGATTCACTCATAACCTATATCCGGTTATGGTGGATCGGGATACAGTTATATCGTCTTGATGTTGAACTTCAAAACCTGGAGTACTTCATCGAGATGAATAGCAAAGACAAAGAAGAGTGATGAATTTAATCATCACTCTTCTTTTTTTTATTTTTTACTACTGTTGTACAGGTTGCTGAGCCGGCTGAGCCTGCGCTCCATTGGCTCCTGTATTATTAGCAGCTCCTTGTCCTTTTACAAACGGTTTCATTGCTTTAAAGAAATCGTTGATACGATCTCTCACCGCATTCATAACGCAACCATTGTATGTAAAGACGCACTGCTGAATTGCATCATAAAGACTCTTTGTGGAAACGCTCTTGTCTGTATTTGCATTGTTTGCATCTTTGTTTACATTGGTATTTACTTTTACAGTCGCTTTGGTGATATCTCCAGCATTACTAGTTTCTCCATCTTCTAATAACACAAGAAGATCATCCATCTTCTCTGTTACAGATTCGGTTACATAGGTACTTGCAATCATAGAGAGTGCATTTTCCACACCACCAAGAGCACTGGTGAGCTTATTCATTCCACTTGTATAGTACATCTCGCAGAAGTTGGCAATCGCACTCATTTCACTCTTTAAACTACTATCGGCATATGTTGCAACTTCCGCCTGTAAATCAGTATGATTTCCAGGACCAAGCTTAAAGTAGTTGGTAAGTGGAGTTGAAATGCTTCTACACATTTCTGCAGCAGTAGAGCCGTTGGTAGCAAGATTGTAATTGGAGAAGCATTTACTAACGACATCTCCTTCTTTGGAATTTCCCAGGGTATCAGATTTCATGTTTCCAATAACACCCGTAAATTTTGTGATGTCAGATAAAATATTATCCCAAGACATCTTACTGTTATATGGAAGAATCTGGACACTCTGATTGGTGTAGTTATGAGATAACAGCTCAGCTTTGTGCTGTTTGATCCATAAGGAATACACCATAGACTGACCATTGTCCATTGTAACTGCTCGAGTACTCATATTCTGGGTAAACTTCTTAATGATCTCCTGGAATTTCTTGTTGATGGCATCTTTCAGTTCGTTCAACTTCATCCCAATACTTGCAGTTTTCGTTGCATTTCCCTGTGCTGCCTGCGCCTGGTTGGTTCCATTTGCATTTACAGAGTTTGTGCCCGCTGGAGTAGCAGTTCCACCATTACCCGTTGCAACTGGATCTCCTACTTCATACATCTTAATACCACGGACTTTTTCATACCAAGCTTCTACACAGGTTTCCTGAAGAGATGTCATTAAAATCTCGGTTACCCCATGTTCATACTCATACTGAAGTTTGTCCATTTCTAAGACATAATCTGTTTCATCAGATTCCTGAACTCCGATTGGTTCTTCTCGATCTTCATCCATCTTGACAGAAATTTTTTCTGCATTGATAGCAAGTTTCTTTAACCGAGCCATCATATTCCCTGCAATCATATTGACCAGATTTCCATACTGCTCTTTTAAAGAAACCATAAACACACTGAGCTCTTTGATTGCTGCCGTATTTTTATACTCATCGGTAATCTTCCACGGATGAGATACTGGATCAGAATACCGCTTCTCCAGAATATTCATTTTTTCTTTTACATTTCCGATATTCTCGGCAATGGTTTTGATATTCTGTGGAAAATCTTTTACCTCATGTAAAATTGTGAGATAAATGTCCAGATTCCCGTTTCCCTCAACTGCAATTTCACAAGCTTTGTCGTATTCCGTTGTATCAGAAGCCATCTTGATACGTTCCGCATATCGAACATCAATCGGATTGTCAAGACCTGCCTTTTCCAACAGATCATCCGTTGATAACAGATAGTCATCACTTGCAGCAGACATCTTATCAAGAGATGCAGATAACGTACAAAGAACTTCCATAATCGAATTGTAGGAATCCTTCTGATACGTACGTTCCTCAATCATACCATCTAAAGTACTATCCGGATCTTCCAATCCAGAAATTCCACGATTGATGAGCATTCCTTTATGAAACTCCATAATGTTTCCTGCCAGATCTTCATAAGCAGAACTATCTTTAGCCATCAATGCATCTGCTAAATCTCCCGTTGCATCGGAGATAATAGAAGATCCATAAACGCCTTCTCGAATTAACGTCTGTTCTGCATAAGAAGAGACAGACTTTATTTTCGCCAGTGCATCGTTACAAATAATGGAGTTATTGACAAGCGCATGAATCTTTCGTAAAACCGCATAAGTAACAAAAGAAATCACGTCGATCAATCCACGATTCAATTTATAGTTACAGTGATTGAGTTTAGAAGCATATTCAGGATTTTTCTGGCAAATTTCAACAACTTTCTGATTTCGAATATTCGCAGAAGAAATGAGTTCCTGAATCACACTCATTGCCTGTTTTGCTTCTGCAATAGTGGTTGCTTTTACTCCATTAAAAGTAGAAACAAATGGAAGAACGAAATTCTTCACATAAGATTTTGACCAATCAATGACCACTAGGCTGTCTTGTACCATTGCTGCTTTTGGATCTAAGGTGTAAAGATCTGCCATAGAGCTTCTGACGATCTGATGTTTTACCGTTTCTGAAAGCATATCCGCTCCCAGTTTTAAAAAGATTGCCAGAGTCGAATTATCCAGACTTCCTTCCGTAGCTGCCTGATACATCTGTGCAATCAAAGTGGTTAAGTTCTGGTCGTAATCTTTTAGATAATCAAAATTAAATTTGATGTCGGTGCTATGAAGCTTTGGAAATGGTCCAAGACTTGGTTTTGCAGAATTTTCCAGACTCTTCATAATTGGTGTAAACTCGATGGCATTTACCCACATATCGGATAGATCATTCATCGCATCCCCAATGGATTTTCCATAAATGTCATTGCTTACATCAATTAGCATTGTCGCACCTTCATTATAAAAAAGATTCTGACTAATTGCTAAAAAAGAAGAGGAATCAAACTCTCGATAGCAAGATTCCATTCCCAGAATGAAATTATTTACCGTATTCATGATTTTCCTCCTTTTCCACCAGCAGGTGATGGATTTGCATCCGCCATCGCTTTAAACATTTTATAATTCGCGACAGCACTCTGTGCACGTCCATGCGTCTGATCGATTCCAGTTGCTTTACAAAATCTTTCCAGGATTGCATATCCCTTTGTACATTGCTTCTGATTGTAATCAAGAGTACGAAGTGCTTCTGCACGTTTGTCCTGTTCCCACTGTTTGAGAGCGACTTTCATACGGTAATTTGAGATCTGATCGGTTTTATAACGGTTTTTTACGATCTGCTCGCCCAATTCGCGCATAACTTTCTGACTGGCTTTTGCAGATTCTAACGTATCTTTTTTCTTTTTCGTGCAATATTCGTTAATCTTGTAACAACTTACAAGCAAACCAGCAACAGCTCCAGCAGCTGCAACTGTTTTTAAGAATCTGCCATCTGGATTATCCCAGTCTTTTTTCAGCTTCTCGATTTTTCCTTTTAAGGTTTTTGGATCTTTTTCTTCCATCAGCTTATCTACTTCTTTACTTAACTCATTGATATCTTTCATATCTCGTAAGTTAATGGCTCCTTCTGTAGAAAGCTGCATAACCTTTTTCTTTAAATCTGGATGCGCAGCAAGCTCTCTTTCCAGCTGTTCTTGTGCTTTTCTGGCCTGTGCTTCTCCAGACATAAAATGAGTACCCAGGTTTTCAATGAATTTGCCAATCTGTATCACAAGATTACGAATCGCAGCACCAAGTTTTTCTACAAAACTTTGAGGTACCTCCTGTGACTGCTCAGCCTCTCCAAATAAAGATTCTTCTAATCGTTCTGGAGATAACTGCTCTAATGTATATTCCTGGAAAATATTTTCCACAATATCATACGCCCGTGATACTCCTTTGTTGAGTTCATCAATATATGATTCTGCATAAATGGATTCTCCAAATGCGGTGCTTAATCCTACCTTATACATTCGGTTATCCTCCTTTCTAAAGTTCGTTTCCGTTTAACTATTTGTTTTAAGGGGCGAAAAATACAGGGTAGAAGAAAAAATTCTACCCTGTATACTTATTTTTTTACTTTCCAGTAACCGCTTTCGCAACTTTACCAACACCGCTCTTAAGAGCACCGCCTACATCCTTTACTCCTTTTGCTAAAGCACTATCCTTAATACCATGCTTTCCGGACGGATGCATTGTGTTCTTGACCTCATTTCCAATTGTACCAACCACGGTCTTTCCATAAATACCTTCCCTGGCTGTTTTCTTTGGTAATATGGCTTTCTTTCCAATATATCCAAGTTTATCTTTCACACCACCAGCGACTCCATGGATAGCAGTATCTAAGCCAAGATCTTTTACAGCATGTAATGTTTTTCCAGTATCTTTATTGTCCATAAGTTGTTTACGCATACGGCCCTGGCTACCAAACGGAGTGAATTTACCAGAAAGCATCTCCATCACGTCGTTCACCGGTCCAAGTGCAGCGGAAGACATATCTGTATACAAACTCTGGGTAACCCACATCCGAAGACGTTTCAAAGATACAAAATGACCGAGGGATTTTAAATCTTTGTCGAAATTCTTAAACTGTTTTGCACCCATTGATTTCTGTACGGATTGTAAGATATCCTCATCGGAATGCATGATGTTTCGCATCAGTCTTGCAAACTGTCGGTTTGTACCACCCATATTGATGGCAGATGCAGCACCCATAGAAACCGCGATTCCTTTTCCGTTGTTTTTGATAAAATCTTTACACTTCTTAGTAATCGCATCAATTGGATGATTCGGATTTTCTTTACAAGCCTGAATCTCCGTTTCGCATTCATCCATGAGTTTTTTATAGTCCTCTTTGACTTTTCGGTAGTCACGTACGGTGACTTTTTTATTTGCAAGGGATGGATCCTCTTTACACGCAGCCTTAAACTTTTCGTATGCTTCTTTTTCCTTTTTATCCATAAGCTTCTCATCGAAAAAGTTTTCGATCATACTAATGATTTTTCGACACATATTAAGAAGACCATCAATCGCTTTTCTAAAGCCAGACACACTCTTTTCCTGTGCCTGTTTATTTTTTTCTTCCTGCGCTTTTAACTCTGCCGCTTTTGCTTCTGCTGCTTTCTTTTCTTCTTCTTTTTTCTTAGAACCAAAAGCTTCCGTAAAGCATTCATCAAACATGGAAAGTGGCTTATATTCCATCAGAGCTTCTTCCATGATATGAAGTCCTTCCAGGATTGCACAGTTTTCCATCATTAAATCATTTTCGAATGGCATGTTGTCCCTTCTTTCTATATCAAATAAAATATGGGTGGGTGAACACAAATTCCCCACCCATAAAGTCAATACGTTACAAATTATTCTTCAACTGGTTCCTCGTCATCAAAAGAAATACCAAATTCTGTGTTGAAACTCTCCAGAAGAGCTTTCAAACTATCATCCTCTGCTTTTTCTTCTGTTTTCTCTTCCACAGATAAACCAGCTTCTGCTGCTGCTTGCTCCAGTAAAGCATCTGCATCAAGATCAATCTCCGGATCCTCAAGAGCAGATTCTTCCACTGGAGTTTCTTCCTCAGGTTCCTCAGTAGATTCCTCAGTTGAGACTTCTGGAGTTGGATCCACAGCCGGTTCAGAAGCATCTTCTTTTACCGCTTTGTCAATCTCTTTTTCAGCCTCTGCTGCAGTTTCTGGAATTTTTTCTTCTGGATCTGAATTTAACGGTTTTGCAGCTTCTGCTGCTTCCGCTAAAATATCATCCGTTTTCTTTCCGGAATCTACATAATCAGCAGACTCCATATGAATTCCCAGAACTTCTTCCTCTAACTGCTGCATATAAGCAAGAGAATTCTGAATATCCTTTTCCAGATCTTCTGCGGATTCTTCTACGGTAGACTCCTCTTCCTCTGGAATTTCGACTGCTGGTTCTTTATGAAGCGCTTCGAATACAGATTCAAGAAGAGCAGAAGCATCAAAAGATTCCTCTTCCTCAACTTCTAATTCCATAGATTCTTTTGTTTCAGCGGCTGCTTCTTTTTTCTCTTCTTTTTCAATGGCTTTAGACTGCTTAGATGCTTTCTTAATTCCATTGCGAAGAGAAAGAGCGCCACGAATATTGGCTGCTGCAGATGCTTTTGCAAGCTGCTTCTGAGCACCAATTGCCTTTTCAAAAATACGAGCAGAATCTGGTTCCATACCCTCAATCGGAGCATCAATGCCCTCGATGGATTTCTCAGCAGACTGCTCTTTTAAAGCGATCATAAGGGTAGAAAGTAAAGAAATCGCATTGGTAAGATCGGTTGTTTCGGATTTCTTTCCAATCGCCTGACGTTTCTTATTCACATCTGTTACAATATCATCGATTGCTTTGGAATCTGCCTCTGTAAATTTCTTAGAAGCTTTTCCTTTTGCAATAATTTTCTGAATAGCATCCATACCACCTGCGATTATTTTTGCCTCATCCTGATACGGATCGTAGCTAACATTTACTTTACCAAGTTTTGGATGTTCTTTACAAAGAACACTTGCTATCTCAATTGTCTTCTGATAAGAAGGATCTTCGACAATTTTGGTAATGGAAGCATTAATTTTTGCAAAATAATCGTTGGAATTTCTTTTAATTCCACCGATGGATTTTTTCAACTTATCCATACATTTTTCATAGGCAACATCATATGCTTCATTGACTGCCTCTAATGTAATAGACTCATCCTGCTTCGCAGTAAGCTGGGCAGTTTTTATATCTATATTATAATCCGCAACGACATATTCGGTAAGAATTCGAAGTTTGTCTGCGGTTGTATCAAACTCTTTTCCAAAAGATTCCATCTCCTGGAAGGTTTCCTCAAATAAACTCATGATAAATCCTCCTTTAGAGATCCTGGATAATCTGGTCGAACTGCTGTAAAGATTCCGGTTCCGGACCTTCCATCATTTCTCGATATTCATCGCCAATTCCAAAGAGATCCTCTACAGATTCTTTAGTAGGCGTTGTGGGTTGCTGCTCTGGCTGCGCATTCTGATCTGTGTTTGCGTTGTCTTTCAGAGTTTCATCTTCAACATCATCTTCAAGATTGTCGCCGCCACCTACCAGTTTCCTTGCTTTGTTAAACAGACCTGCAATTCCATCGACCAAACATTTTCCGCCAGCTGGAATAACTAAAGCTAGTACCTGAAGTACCGCTTTTAACCATGCAATTGCTTCTTTGTACCATGGAAGCTGTACGTTGTCTGTATTCATCTCTGCATTTACAACACTCGTATCGACTTCCTGTGCATTAGCAGCTGCATCCTTTGCAGCGTTTGTCCGTCTATTTTTCGCAACTCCGCCATCTTTGTAGCCGGTTTTTGGTTCATCACTGGCATTTCCAATCTGTATTGAGATATCGTTCATGATCTCTTCATATTCAGCTTTAGACGTAGCATCTAAAGTAAATCCTCTTAATTCCTTAATTGCATTTTCTGCTTCTTTTGGTTTTTTCTGATTTAAAAGATTTCTAGCTTTATCCAGAATTGGTTTGACGGTATTTCTTGCTTTTCGACCAAGGGATTTCACCTTTTCGGTTCCAGCCTGCACAACATCCTGACCTTTCGCCAGAATAGATTCATCACGAGTGGCTCCATCTCCCTCTGATAAATTCGGATCTGCATTGCTTTTCTTTTTATTACCAACAGTTGCAGTTCCTCTAGCCGGATCCGGTTTATGTGTTGTAGAATTGTACGCTGTTTGGGCCTGTCCTGGATTACTTACCTGAGCGGATCCACCATTGGTGTAATCATCATTGGTAACATTCGCATCAAGGATGCCAGATCCACTTCCTTGAGAAGTGTTTGCAGAAGTAGCTGTATTTTGTTTTTGAGGTTTTTTATTAGCAGGCTGAGTCTTCTGCTGTGTCGGTTTCTGTGCGGCTGGCTTTTGATCTGGAAGAGACTGTACCTGTTTTTCTAAAGAACTTACTTCATTAGACCATGTATCACCATCTGCTCCAGTTGCTCCATTCGCATATCCACGCGCACTGTTTAAGGCACGGATTGCAGCAGCTTTATCCTGTTTTGCAATTGCATTTTTCACAGCGCTAATCTGCTTTGCATATGCCTGCTGAGTTCCAGAAGATGCTTCCATAAAAAGACCATCATAGGCAGAAAGACCGTAAGTAGACTCGGTTACTGTTGAAGCACCGCTCTCCTCTACAGATTCTCCAGTCGGTTTGGCATTTTGTGCTTTCTCGGCCTCTTTTTGTTTTGCATCATTGATATTTTTCTGTGCTGCGTCCTTCACCAGATTGGGTCCTTTTTCCAAAAGGGTTAACAGCTTATTTGCCTGGTTTTGGACATCGGTGGCTTCTTTTTGAATTCCCAGCCACTTTCGTACATATCCTTCAATACCACCCTTTGTTTCCGTTGTTTCAGAGGACTTCTTGGCAGATTCAGATTCTTTGCTTCCATCAATAAAAACACCAAGCCCCATCGCGGTTGCAAATGATGCCACCGTAACACCTTTAATACTCAATGTGGTACGATTCTTCACAGCGTTTTCAATCTTATTCATAGTTTCTTTGATTGAATTTAATGCCTTTGGAATAAATTTTACGGCATCGCTCATTTTCTTGGATTCCTCGGCAGTCATTGTTACAGTCGCATCGTCTGGAACATTTTTCATCTTTTCGAGATCCGCTCCAACTGCTTTCTGAATCCATTCGCCAATCTTATTGATTGCACTACCAATGGCATTGATGATGGAACGAATGATTCCCATTTCTTTTCCATCTTTATCAACAGTAGCTTCCATGATCATACGATCATACTCATCGTAGCTACTGCCTTCTTTCATTGCATAATAATCACATTCTAAGATTGCACGTTCGAACTGAGAATTGACAATGTTCTCCATTGTACTAATCTTAGACATTGTGATGGTGGATTCCATAAACATCAGCTCTGCTTCTTTTTCCATAGGAGACAGTGCTGATCCAAAAATTGTCGCCATGTTATTTCCTCCTGTTCATTTTAGTACGCACTTTACTATATTCGGTAGCAATTTGTTTGGAAACGGTTGCTTTTGCTTTCCCTGCAGCATTTACCATTTCTGAAATTGCATTTACAACAGAATGTGTTTGACGCTGCATTCTAGCCTGACGTTTCGCTTCTTTTTCAGCACGTTTCTTTTTCCGTTTCGCATCGGTGTCTGCATTGATTGCATCATAAGATTTTTTCCAAGCTTCAAGATTCGTATCAACTCCTCTGAAGTCGGATACCTTCTTATCCAAATCATTAAATGCCTTATGTGCTACAAATGCACGAACAGCACCTATAGCAGACATTTTCACAATCATTCCACCGTGTTTTTCTACCAATTTTCCACAAGTATCACAAAATCCAGCTACTTTCTCATCACTGATTCCAGTAACGGAAGAAATCGCTTGAATCATTTTACGACCTTCCAGGATTTGCTTATCCACTTCTTTATTAATCGCTTCGACATCATACGCCAATTGAATCTGTCCTGTTTCACTTTGTAAAAAAGACTCAATCTCAACATGATCGTCTTTTGCAAATAAAGAAGCCACTCTCTCATTGATACCGCGGATAAACGTGATGATTGCATCAATCATACGAGAAATTATGCCTTGTCCGCTATTCTCAGATTCGGTAAAGCAATATTCATAGATATGGTCACTTACGATTGCCATACCCATTCCATACATATAGTCTCGATTCACTCGAGCCAAATCTAAATCAAGGGTGTTTTCGATGATCTCGATATCTTGTTCGAATGTACTCATCTGACAACGTTCCCCCTTTCTACATAAGTTTTCAGTTTTAAGTATTTGTTTTGGGAGTAGAAGGGGAAATAAGGAAAATACCAGCTGTTTAGCCAGTATTTTCCTTATTTTAGAATCGCCACGATTACGATTCTGTAAAGATATCGGTGCATAATCATTGAATACAATAATTACGCTGTCAACAAAAGTCAACAAAAGTATATGCTTCGGATGTATCCCGTCCTAATAAAGTGTTAGGTCTGTACTAATAATTCATCCATAATCGCAACGGTACAAATCAAATCGACCATTTTTTTCCAGATCGCATCGGAATCAAACCCATCGTTACACATTTCAGTGCGAATATACTCTTTCCAATGTAAAAACTCTCCCCTCAAATCGTTTCCAATTGGATATTGCTTTCGAAAAGGTTCGTTGTAGGTCTTTTGCAAACACTGCATAAATTCTTTTCTAAAATAGCAATACACATTTGCAAACAAAGTTTTACCCTTCCGTTCTTGTTGCATTGGAATAGAGGCAAAGGTTAAGATTCGATATTTACCAAGCGTATGCATATAGCGATAAAATGCATTCATGGTTTTTACGCATTTTGGATCTTGTTCGATCTTGGAAGCGATGAGTCGATTCACTCGTCCCAAATATTCATGCTCTAAAAACCAAATCACCCGCTTCTTGATTTCACGTTCCGCATTTTCTTGATGATTGGTAGCATCAAATAAGAGATAATCCAAGGAATCGTTTGGTTCGCTTGCGTATAATACAGACCCATCATAAACAGCATATAACTCATCTAATTCTTGTAACCATTTTCGAATTTTCAATTAAAACATCACCCTTTTTATTTTAGTGGCCTTCGGACGACTGCCCTTAGATTCTAAAACATTGTGAATGGCGTTATAAGAATTAAAAATGGTAGAAATGGTATTGTATACATAGTGATTTACACTCTCTGTCATCATACGAGCAGATTCCATCAATAGGGGAGTTCCATCTTGATGATGTTCCATCCCCTGTTTGATTCGATCGATCATGCAACCACATTGATAAGAGTTTTGCTTGATCGTATCCATAAAATCAATCAAGTATTCAATGTTTCTGGTTGCTTCCAAAATAGTCTCGGTAGAAGCCTGGTTATTGACACCCCCAAAGATAGATTCAATAAATTCTCCATCATGTGATTTTGCTTTATTCATCTTCTCGTCAATCGTTGCAGATTCTTTTGCATATTTCTCCCCATCTATGCAAGAATCACAGGTTTCCCCAATAAATGCACACATTCCATTTAAATATTCCAAATAAGCAGAACCTGCAATATTCAAATCCACATCACAAATCACGCTCTCGGTCACTACTTTGTTGTAATAATTTTCCTGTAATGTATGATATAAATTTTTGATTTTCGCCCCTTCTCCTTCTCCAGAAGAGAAGAAAGACGGAATCAAATCATGTGCATAATAATTCATAGCAGATTCAAAAATTTCTTTTAAAGAATCAATTGAGTCTGCTTTTTGCATCTCTGCTGTGACATGCTCAAATTTGTTTTTTAGCAGCTCCATATAATCCATCGTACCAGACACCCCTTTCAGTGATTAAAATAACTGAATCGGAGAGTCTTCGATATCTTTCCGTGTTTCTGCTACGGCCATTTTCTTATTGTCACTCTCCAACTCCTTTTTTGCTTTTCTTGTTGCTGTGACACTATCTACTTTAATTGCAGAAGAAACACGCCGTAACTGCTGTGCAAGTTTTTGCTGTTTATCGATAATTTTCTTTCGCTGATCCATAGTAAACGCAGTGTTGTTTTCTACGGAAAGTTTGTTCATTTCCAGGAACAGTGCCTGTGTATCCAGATTTCTGGACAAATTTTTTCGAATGTTATAAAACAGGTAAATGAGTTCTCTGGTAACCGGAACAATTGCAAGTGCAACCAAAGAAATAGCTCCATATCCGATCGCAGCGTCGATACCGATGAAGTTGTTTTTGCCTTTACTTAAAGATGCTTCCAGTAATTTTCGATAATCCATACCCATATTATCTTGAACTCGATTAAATTTCTTCAGCTGTTCAAAGATAAATAAGTTTGCTCGCATTGTGGTGTTCTTAAGTGTAATAGTCATGACTGCTTTGTCAGGACGTTTGATATAATCTGCAAATTCATAGATCAGTGCTGAGGTTGCTTCTACACACGCATAGGTATACGTATTGTATTCCAGCATCACATAGTCGTTATGCTCCTGAAATCCTCGTTTGTAAAGTCCGGATAAATTTCGAATATTGGAAACTGCACTACGAACCACATCGGTATATTCTTTTACCGTCGTTGCTTTTTGCTCTTCCGCTAAAGCATCCATGGTATCCAAAACTTCCATCATTTTAGAATATCCAGAATATTCTACAATTTCACCCTGACTCTTCTCAATTCCACCAAAATCTACATGACCTTTATCAATAATCGCCTGGAACAGTTTTTCCTGATGTTTTCTTGTAACTGGAGAAGAAGCATCCTCTAACATGCAACGGAAGTTTGCCATTTCCGTTGCACGTTCTGAGGAATCTAACCCAGTTGCAAGAAGACAAGCAGATTCATATGTTGGATCAAAGTATCCGTCCATGCCTGTCTCCTCCTGGTCTTATTTTTTACTCGGTATATATGGAAGTAGCAGTTAATGTAAACTCTGCAACACCATATCCAGGTATTACAATCTTGGTTGTGGTAGTACGAGTCTGACCTGCTTCCGCAGAATCCACTTTACGAGCTGCATATGGGAACATGTATCTGACATAAGTACAACCAACGCCATCCCAAGTTTCCGGAGGTGTCATAGCAAATGTCTGATTCTGTTCACTGTATACAAAAAGCATCTTAGTAGTATCTGTAATTGCTTCGTCACCAGCAGAAATGGTTACTCCAATTGCCTGATCAAAACGATCCAGACTAGCAGTTGCAGAATCTGCGGTAAATGTCACAGCAGACTTACTGCCTTCTTTTTTGTTAATAACCGCATTTGTAATCTTTAATGGTTTTGGTTCGCCGGTTACTTCAATAGCCGGAATGCTGTAGGTAATACCACCAACGGTTACCTCAGTAACGCCTGTTTTCACATCTGCAAGTGCACAAATAAGAGCAGTTGCTACCATCAGATTATTTTCTTCATCCACTTTCCACATCGGAGCGATGATAAATCCATTGTTTCCAATGGAAACTTTTAAGGTATCTTTCTTTTCTTTACGGACATCTCCGATCTGTACGTAAGATAAATCTGCAGGAATTCCTTTTGCAATGGTAATGTAAAAAGAAGCATCATCCAGGATATTTGCTTCATCTGTACCTTCCGGCGCTAAAGATTTTTCATACACAGATTTATTTGCAAATTTGTTATAATACTTATCGCTCATAGCAGTTGAAGCAGTTTTCACACTCTCTGTTGTGACATCTGCTTTAGAAAGATTTGCTACGATCTGTGCTGCAGTAAAGATTGCATCTTCTGCATTTTTTTTGGCAGTTTTTGCCTGCTCATTTCCAACGTTGATTCTTACATTTGTTAAACTACTTGGTTTTAACATGGTAAGTTACTCCTTTCTATTTAAAAAAAATTTATAGATCAATGGGCGATCATTCGTCCAATCTCTCTACCAAGTTTATTGGAACTCATGGAAACTTCACGTTCAATAGATTCCAGTGCATACGTCTGGAACGTAGCATCTCCATCGTATATGATATCAACGGTACCAAGTCCATCGTCACATACAATAAACGTCATCAAATCCAAAGCTTCCATCAGTTTCTTTGCAACGGATTCTTCTCTTAAATCAATTCCATAAGTATTCTTCATGTGATCCACCTCGTATGAGGTAACGAGAAGAGTTGCATTTGGGATTAATCCGTGTGGCATGGAAAAACCACTCATACCAACTCCACGGCGTTTCATCTTCTTTAAGTTTCCAAACAATGGACTTTTTCCAGCATTCTGATTGGCTGCATCAAATTTGATATCATCCATGTGAAGAAGAAGATCTTTCACAAAACCAATCTCACCAGTTGTCCAACGAAGGAATCGAAACAGCCCACTTCGATTCTGAAGGGCATGCTCCAGATTCATAATCATATCATCCGTGTCAACAAGATGAAGCACAGTCTTAATACCAACTACAACATCCATAAATTGAACAAATTCATCTTCACTGTTGACAACAGAAAGACGAATCTGTACGGCATATGGTGTCATATCATTCATACGCTTGATATCCCCTTCGGTTAACTGTGGACCTCTCATAGTGCCTCCGATATTCTTGGTGATATCAGACTGGAGTTTTCGACTACTAAGCTGCTGAGATTTCAACTGGCCATCTAAAATCGCCTGTGTGAGATCTTCTGCACTAGAGGAATCCGAGTCTGCTTCGAAAATTTCTTTCATCTCAGAACTCATATTTACTTCAGAGAGATACGGTTTTAAGGCTTCCTGATTGGATTCAAAAAGCGTAGTCACCTTTGGATCTGTCTGATTAATCAAAATGAAAAAGTGTTTACTCGGATCGGAATATACTTTGTACTCTCCGGTATACACCTTTTCCATATATACTTCACGCTCATCAGCTGGAACAGCCAAATCGGCGATGGCCTGTTCAAATTTAATATTTTGATGGAACCGTTTTAAAAATTGTGTCGGAGAACTATCCATAGACATATTCATGGTTGAATTGTTTCCAAGCGCAATCTGTGTATATCCTGCATACACACGATCCATCATTCGAGTACATGCGGTTGCCATATCAATAGGGCATGATTTTGGAATGATCATCGGAAATTGAAATGTGGCATCTTTCGCACGACGAATCATTGATTTTCCTTGAATATTACTCTGGGAAATCGTATTCATCATTTTCGGAGCCTTTCCGATCGCTTTAAATAAGTCACCCAAGTTTCCCATTGATTTCGTCACTCCTTTCTTTAATTTCTCTTTAACGAACTGTTTTAAGCCCACAAATCACAGGCAAAAAGCTATTTTACCTTTGACGTTCTTCTAAAAAACAACATAAGGAGGATTCAAAAACATGGCTAAAGCCGATGAAATTTTCAAACAAAACGCAAAAGAAATTTTAGAGCATGGAACCGATACGAGGGGACAAAAAGTAAGACCTCATTGGGAAGATGGTACCCCAGCCTATACGAAAAAAGTATTTGGAGTAACGAATCGATATGATCTTCGAGAAGAGTTTCCGCTTTTAACTTTACGAAAGACCGGATTTAAAAGTTGTGTAAATGAGATACTCTGGATCTATCAGAAATGCTCCAATAACATTAAAGATTTAAAACCGCATATCTGGGATGAATGGGCAGATGAAACCGGATCGATTGGGAAAGCCTATGGATATCAGGCAGGCATCTTAGTTCCATATCCACAAGGCGCTATGAATCAGATTCAAAAGGTTATTTACGATTTAAAGCACACCCCATTTAATCGTCGTATTTTAACCGATCTGTATGCAATTCAAGATCTCCCGGAAATGAGTCTCTATCCGTGTTGCTATGGTTGTACCTATAACGTTACCGACGAAGGGTACGACAAACTCGTCTTAAATATGGTTTTAAACCAAAGAAGCAACGACATGATGGCGGCAAACAATTGGAACGTCGCACAATACGCTGCACTTTTAACAATGGTTGCACAGGTTTGTGATATGATACCAGGGGTTCTTCTGCATGTAATTGCAGATCAGCATATTTATGATCGTCACATTCCGATGGTAGAAGAATTGTGTACCAGAGAAGGATTTCCGGCACCAAAGATTACTTTAAATCCAGATATCAAAAACTTTGAAGATTTTACAGAAGATGATTTCCTTGTGGAAAATTATCAGACCCATCCACAAATCAAAGACATTCCAATTGCGGTATAAAAAAGATGGAAGATAGTTTACACTATCTTCCATCTCTCATTTATTTGTTGTGTTTACCCATGGCATATTCAGATGCCAGATTACGGATTTCACGAAGAGGTTTTTTCTTGTTGTTTAAGAAACTCTCTTCAAATACATTCCATGTATATTCCGCAACAGATTCTACAAACGCTGCATACATGGGATCATTGTTATCCGTTGTCAGACCATACTCTTCTAATGCATGATAGGTATAGGATTCTGTCATCAGATCTTCAGAACGCTCTGCATTTCCGATCATAATACCCTGTAAAAGAGTTGGCTGGAAGACACTTGCATCATTCTTACGACGCAACTGCAGTGCCCGTTCAATTGCAGACTCAGATGTTACGTTCAGATCATTTGCAAGTTCTTTTTCCAATTCTTTATTTTTTTCTTTTTCTTCTCTTGCACGAGTAATTTCAGATTCCGCAGTAGACTTTACGGTACTACGAATTAAATTCGTGATATCATCAATTCCCATATCTTTGGAAATAATATCCATGCGGGTCTGCATTTCCGGATCCATTTTAAAAACCAATTCTTCTGGTTTACAATTTTTTGGATCCATTCGTTTGTCCATATACTGCTTATCCACTTCTTTACAAACAGCTTCTACAACTTTTCTGCAGCGATCTCCACAAGTTCCCTTTTTGATGGTTTCTTTAAAATACATCAAAAGATCTTCCGGAAGATGATCTGTACCTTTGGTACACAGATCAGATCCACACGCATTCTTATATTCATCACTTAATGGAACTGCATTCTGATAACAGTTTCCAATGACATACTTTAAGCATGCATTTTTCCCTTTGTCGCATTCTGCATCCAATAAGTTTCGTTTATAAACATCAGAGTTGTAAAACGCAGCCATTTGATCATCTTTCTGTTTTTCCTGGTCGACTGAATTGATGAAATCCATCACTTTATCAGTACCAGAAATCTCTACTGGTTTTGTAAACATACGTTTCACCCTTTCTTTCAGGTTTTCACTTTACCTAAATGTTTTTAGAGGAGTTATCAGTAACTTTCAACTTCATATTCGTTGATGATGATATTTTCTGTATCAACCGTTAACATTTCCGGCACATACATCATACGTTCTCGTTTTTCCAAATCATTCACATCTTCATGAATAACTTTAACGGACTGGTATTTGGTCGGATAGTTGTTGATATTCAAAAATCGAATGTGATCCACGCACGCAAAGTTTGTTTCTACTTTTCGCATTAGATTCGAAACATGCACGTAGTTCACGCCTTTGTCGTTTAATCGTTCAATCTGGTCTTTGATATATTGCTTAATCTTAGGAACCATACCATCTCGATCCGTACCCGGTACAAACCACATATCAAAGCGAATCTTTAGATTTACGGTATTTAAGATCTCATCGTTATCTCCAATACCATAGTTCTTAGATTTCCCGTATGTATTGTACCATTTTACATCAATTGCGGTAACATTACGGAGTCGATTATTGATGATATTCACAATCCATCGATAATAATAACTAAAGCAGTTTAAGAAGATTTTAAACTGATCTTTGTTAAATGGAAGATCCCATTTGATAAGCGGAATGGATCGCATATAGGTATCCATGATATCATATATGAAATTTCCGTCTTTGTCTTTTGCCGTATAATCCATAAACTGTAAATCAGATCGTACGTAATCAAGAGGATACATAAACGTTGCTTTCGTTGCTCCAGTACTGTATTCATTGGTCCAAACATATCCGGTATAAGACTTGTTGTAAGTAACGAACATGTTATTCGTTTGCTCTTCGGTTACTTCTACCAGCCCTGCCTTTGTCTCATCGTAAACTCGACGATATAAGGTCACAAATCGGATATTGACATTGTCACATGGAACGAGAATATCATCATTTCCGGTCATATTCCAGATGGTTCTCCATTCTTTTAACGTTCCATCTTTACGTCCGGCTGTTACAACATCAACCGGTACATTTGCATCAATCACTTTGTCATTTTTATCATACTTCTTATAAATCGTATGATCTAGGGTTTCCATGTAATACTCACCCGTTTTGGCATTTCTCCACTTCACTTCATCCAACAAACGAAGACGTCCATCGGAAGTCATGTGGTCATCTGTGTGAATATTGCTGATAAATTCAAACATACCAGAACCAGTTTCCGTATCATATCGATGCGGAATCAGCTCCGTAAAACAGATATCTCGTCGATCATCGGAAATGACCATCAAAATACGAAGATCGTTTTCGACCACCTTGTAAGGGTCATCGAAGATATACTGTGGGATTCCATAATTTGGGTCATCCGGATCTTCAATATCCGGTAACCGGTCAACCAGTGGATGATCTGCAGCAATACCAATACTTGGGGCAATCTGCATACGAATGTAGTACCGCTTATCCTCTTCAAACTCACGGGTTACTTCAAACCACTGAGAAATAAACTGCACATAAGATTCTTCATTCAGTCCGGTAAAATCAAGTTCGACTCGCATATCCACGAACGGTAAATACATATTCACCAAGTTTGGATTTTTTGTAAACCGAATCAAGAATGGATTTGTATATAGGAATTTTCCATTTTGCGGGTCATCGAATTTCTGCAACTTTTTGGGATCTGATGTAAATACATTTAACTTATCATCAATTCCTTTTCGGCGTTTAAATTCCGCAAACGATGCAGGACGATTTAAATAGTCTGGAAGTTCTTTGTGATCAATATTCAATGGAATGTATGGAATCGTACCATTTTTAATGGCTTCCTGATACTCTTTCCACAATTCTTCTTGTAATTTGGTATCTCGAAGAAAATCGGCATCAAAAATCTCTCCCTCTGTAGAAGATTTTTCAGAATAACAAAAAAGCCGTCCAGGATCCAATGTATATACATTTTCTTCCGGATTTGTCATTTCCGATAAGTTCATCGAAATATTCAAACAGTTTGTTTTGAATGCTAACGCATTCTGGGACTGATAGATGACCATAAAAGCGGAGTAAACTCGTTCCCGAATATCATCTCGCAATTTGGTAACCAGAATATCGGAATTTCCATAACGATATTTGAAGTTATTAAAGAACTCCTGTAAGTCGTTGTCGGTTGTGAGTGCATTTGCGGTACGATAGCCTTCTACCGTCAATGCCTGCAACGCATCCATTTCCATACGATCCAATCCACCTTCTGATGCAGAAAGGGGATACGAAGACATCGCAAATTTTTCCTGGTAATCGTATCGATCTGACTCTGTAATAACTTCAATATTACTACCACGATAAATCTCAAAATTTCCTTCTGATCCTAATGTGGTATATAAGGTTACTTCAATCTCAGAATTAAAGTCTGGCATAAAAAATCCATCTTTACTATTGAAACTAAGTCGAAGCGTGGAAGAATCGTGAAGCTGATAATAACAAAATGCTTGGGTAATGGGTTGTGAATATACGGGAAGGGTATTCATCTGTGTATAGAAGTCATCATCTGTTGCAGATTTATACATGACATCAAACCCACATAAATTTCCTTCAAATGGAATATCCACAATCGGATAGTTGACAGTACTGTTATTAATGATACTTTCATCGACAACGGTACGGGTACATTGGTGCATGGTAACCTCTAATGAAATATATCCATGCCCGTCTCTACGAATTTTAATATACGGATTATCTGTCTCAGAAATACTATTTACAAGAGCATCGAATACATAATATGCACTGTAAATATAATCTTCTCCAGTATCCGTTTTCTTTTTTGCAATTTTTAATTGGATATCATAGTCCAATGTAAATGGTTTTTCTTCTACATAAACCGTCGTATCCCGGTCAATGAAAAAATAGTAATAGCCACTATCTTTGTCATATTCCATATTGGCACGAATTGCAGATTCTTCTAAGACAAGAAGAAACAAACAACTGGCTGCAGAAGAAAACATATCGGTGAGCTGAAAGATTGCCGCATGAGAATAGATACTCTCTGGAATCTCTGCTCGGTTTGGAAACATCTCTCGAAAATATACAGAACCGGTATTAAACACATCCTCTGTAATATTGGCGATTTGTTCATTTGTATATCCTACCATACCGACCGTTCGTTTACTGATATCGGTATCAGGATAATAGGTATCTAATAAGGCGTTTCCATAGTCTTTGGTAGCAAAGTTATCGATATAACTTCGATCTACGTAAGTACCGTCCATTGCGGTTGCCATATATGAACCACCTCCTATTTAATTAATCTACATCATTGAAACGTAATAAGAATTTAATACGTCCATTCTTATAACCACTACCACCTTCGTACACGGTCTGAATAAACGGACGACCAACCCAACTTTTTCCGGCGGTACCAAACTCTTTATTGTATACCGGAATGTACTGAACTTCTTTGGAGGAAGTAAAATTTCCAAGATTGGAGTTATAGTTAAACTCCGTAATGGCATTAATATTATAGTCTTCTTTCCAAGAAAAGTTGAATTTCGCATCCAAAGAAATTTGTGACGCTAAGGTTCCGGCAGACCAGGAATATTGGGTTGATGGAATACTGGATGGATAGACGCCATAGTATTTTGACCAGAATAAAATAGTCTCCCCATCTTCTGCTGTTAATATATAATAGACCGCTCCAACATAATCCAACAAATGATTGACAATGGCCGTATCTGTTGGATAGTATTTTCCTGTATAAACCCCTTCAATATAGTCTACCCACAATTTTAAAAGTCGATAAATGGATAAATTTCGATCATCTTGAAACGTAATCGAAAAATCTCCAGCCGTACGACTCTCTACTCCATGCTTACCATAAGAAACTTTATATCCCGTATAGCCGGTACCATACGTATCCGTATTGATGTATTCATCACTTAAGGAAAAGGATTTTGCGGCGTTAGACAAAATAAAGGAAAACTGGGTTTCCTGATTATTTACTCCTGCCGAAAGCTCTTTGATAATAAACGGGGAGTTGGATGATGCATACATGTACTCTGCATTATCTGCAAACTGTCCACTCATAGATTGCCCAGTGGATGTATCCAGCATAATATTACACTGAGGTTTTACAAAAAATACATGTGCAAACGTTCGTTGCAGTTGAGAATCTGGTACTGGTAATTTGAAACGATTATACTTTGTAGCAGATAGTTTCAAGTAATCGTATGCACCACCCTCGTAAATACCAAGAGAATGGATCAGCTTTTCACGACTTTTTCCAGCCCCTTCTTCATAAAGATCGGTATACGTGGTGGTATTGATATTTTTCCAATGTCGATCCGGAATTTCCAATAAGGTATCATTTAATGGAGCAGAATGCTTCAATCGTTCCTCGGTCTGCCATGCTTTTGGGATCTTCTTACCCTCTTCATCACGAATAAATTCTCCATTTGCATCTTTTTTATAAGACGATGGCGCAATCGCTAGGGTTCCATCTACATCATAAACCGTATTGGCTCCCTGTAAATTATACGCAGATGCTTCTGCTTTTTTCTTACTTGCGGCAGTTACGGCTTCTTTACTTTGATAAAGACCATATTTGGATGCAGTTTTCAAATCCTGTTCAACAGCTTTTAATCCATATAATTTAGAATTTGATTTTGTATTAGCATGAACACTTGTGGGAATGTTCGAATTCTTCGCAATATTGCTTTTCAATTTATTCATAGCAGAAGCTCTAGCGGTACTAACTTTATTATTTGCGGTAGCCCTAGCCGCTTTTTTTAACGCTATGATTTGTTTGGGTGTAAATCCTTTGGTGTAAAGTTTACTCATATCACCAATTCCAGCAATGGAAGTATTCTTTACACTGTTTTCAAACTTGATCGTTTGTTTCTTTCCATTTTTATCCGTAATCGTTACGGTTTTACCATTTGCACTGATTTTCAAAGTCGGTGTAATCGTACCTTTGATCAGTTTCGTTACCTGTTTTTTGGTAAGTTTCGAGGTATCCAACCAACTTCCAATCGTTCCCTTTGCTTCCGTATCCTTGATAATGATATTCGTCACATTGGATGATTTTCGGTCTGCAGCAGCTTGTGCTTTCGCAGTATCGTACTTTACCGTACTATCCATTATCCAGACGTTATATAAAGGATTGCTAGTTTTTCCTTTCTTTGTTCCAACGGTTAACTTTACCGCAGTATTTCCGTTAAGAATGGTTTGCTTGGAAGCAATGACACCAGAGGTACTTGTACTTGTTTTACTACCATATAACGTCGATATTCGTTTTCTGGTTTTCGCACCTTCATCCTTCGCATAATCTGCATTCGTACCTTTGTCGTTTTCCAGATCCCATCTGGAAACCTTTGTTTTATTTCCGTTTACGTCTTCAATCCAATACCAACCATCGGAATATGTAGTATGCTCTTTTTGATAGGTGGTGATTTTCTTTTTCTCTTTTTTTGGATTATTCGAATTTTTAGTAGCATTCTTTTTCGGATCTTTCGCTACCCCTACCGTTGCATTATTTGCAATTGCCTGCTGTACTTCCGATACGATTGCAGTCGAATTCTTTTTATTTTGATTTTTCTCCTTCATAGAAGATCTTGATTGATTTGTATTTTTCTTAGTTGCCATAATTTCACCTCACTTTATAAGGCTCGTCACGTTAACCAAATGTTTTAAGGTGGGAAAATAGCGATGCTTTAGGATGGATTCTGTATTTTTAATCCTAATGATATATTATTTTTATGGGTTTAGAAAAGAAAAAGGAGGTTTATAAATGTCGACAAAATTAAACCTAATCGTAGACACTGCTTTTAATGTTGTGGACCGAGCATTAAAAGGGGAAGTAGGCCATTTCTTGTGTGGGGAATACCTGGATGGAACTACAAGATCGGTTCCAGATGCATTATCGGGAGAGATGAAAAGTCCGAAACAAAGGAAGAAAGATGCGAAAAGAGAGCGGGAAAAAGAAGCACTTTACAAGGAAGTAAAATCTTCTAAAAAGAAAAAAAGTAAACCCAAAAAGAAAAAGAAAAAACGGAAAGTAAAATTGACTTTCTAGTGAAGATCTTACATTATATTACGGAGTTATAAAAAATTCCGTAAGCATGACATTAACCGTAATCGTATCCGTCACTGGATGAGGTGACAAGGAATCAAGAGAACTCTGATATGTGGTTCTCTTGATTCTTTTTTATCCAAGCGCAGCACGAAACCGCATACGCTCTTCGTTAAATGCAATAAGCAATTCTTCTTGATCGGTTACAACGTCTTTCTTTTTTGGGATTAAACTATACAAGTCACGATCCATTCGAACCATGATTGCGTTATCAATCGTTCGTTTCCCTACATATTTGGCAGCATATTTATCTGCCTCCGATTCGATTAAAATATAAATTAATTCATCGTCGTCCATTTCTTCTTTAAATGGACTTTTTTGTACCATCCATTTGTATTTCTGAATTTGTTTCGCCATACGTCTCGCATCGATACTATCATTTTCTTTATCGACGGTACCAAAGTGACCATTCGCTAAATGCCCAATTTCATGATAGATGATTGCTTTTTGAACGGATCTTGGATATTTTGCGAAGGACTGATCGACAAATACTTCTGTACCAGACCGGTTATAGGCACTGTCCATTTTAATAACTGGAACTTCATGGACGTGAATTTCTAAATCTCCAAAATGATAGGTTGCAATTATTGGAGAATTCTTTTCCATTTCCAAACGTTTTTTCATAGACCATTTGGAACTCTGCTTGATGGATTTGATTTCTTCTTTGGTAATTTCCTCAGTCACCATGTTACAAGAAGCAATCTGAAATGCGTTTAGATTATACATCGTTGCAATTACATGTTCTTTAATGACCGCCTTTAGGGATTTCACCAGTTTTACAATCGTTAATTGAGATAAGTTCTCTGTCTTAGTTCGGTTCCACATAAGTCGAAAATGTTTCAACTCATAAGAAATCTCTTGCATCTTCTGATCCGAAGCTTCTTCCCACGTTTGCACCCAGTCGTATAACGTATCGTACGAAACAGCCAAAATTTCCGTCTTAGAAGATTTTTCTACCGTACTCATAATATCCGTTAAGTATGCTTTGACATAAGAATCCAGCCATTCATACTTACTCTCTTCTTTCATAAGTTTGCAAACACCTTCAATGATACTATGAATGTATTCGGTATCTTTTGCAGCAAGCGTATCACAATAGCGAGTCCATACTGGATTCTTATTAAAATAATCCTTGTTGTGTTCGATTGCTTTTAGATACCGTTTAATCTCCGACTGCTTCTTCTTTTCCGATAATAAATTCTTTACCGAAACGATATAATCATCCAATAGTAAAACACATCGAGTTAAAAAATTTGATATCTGAGAAGGAATCTCTAACACTCCTTCCGTTGCTAACATACAATCGATACTTTGATCAAATCGTACATCCAGTGTAAGAATATCCACATTTACACCTCCTATCTGTTAATCGATTGTAAAATTGAGTAGAGAAACTATTACTCCCCAGTTTTAGTTTCTCTACTCAATCTTTTAGTTGTACAATAAGCGTATGTACGTTTTTTTCTTTTGTTCTTTTGTAAAAATTAAGAACCGAAATATCTCTGTACAAAGTCCCTTCTTTTCTAATGTACGGGATACTTCTTTTTCTTTCGCATCGACTACTATTTCTGTCTGCTTCGTATTCACACGAGGTGCCAATCCGGCATCTTCTAAAGTAGAAAAAATGTCATTCATGATAGAAGATCCACTTTCTCTACACTGGTCATACGATGCATTTAAACTATACTCTGTCATCGTCGATCCCCTTTCCGATTAATTATTTATACTACGCTAATTATAGCATTATACACTGGTTTTGTTTATAATAAAAAACTAAGAGACGAATACATTAATAGATATTGTATTCGTCTCTTACAGGTATCGTAGTTACTCTTCAATATACTGAATCCAGAAACCACCATCAATCAACTCAGCTGGAGCGGTATCTCCATCACCAGCTAAAAGGTTTTTATACATATCAGCACGAATATCTGTTTCCAGCTGTTTAATACGTTCTTCAAAGTTTGCCTTTGTAACGTAATCATTACTTGCCGTATTGATATCTACAATATCCTGTTTGATCTGATTAATCTGTGACATGAGTTTCTTCTTATCACCCTCATAGACAGAAGTATCAATCTTAGTTGCAAGAACTTTATTGGTCGCTTCAATCTTATCATTCGCAGACTGGATGTAATTATGCACATCCATTAAGGTCTGGAAATCTTCCGGGGCATCCGCAAAGAAGGTAGCTAATTTCTGTTTTACCGTGTTAAATTCTGTCTGGTCAACCTTTAAGTCCACAGACTTTTGAACATTGTCCAAGATCTCAGTCAGAGAAAATTCTTTACGAAAAATCTGGTCGGTAGTTGTACGAACCATCAGATTATAGATTACACCATCGACCTTTTTACTAAGAACTACAGGGATATCAATCATAGTTTCTTGTTGTTTCGCCATAATTAATTCACCATCCCATCTTAAAGTTTTGTGATATCAAAACCGGTTGTATAGCGTACGTAATCTCCAACGCTAATATCCGGGATATCAAGAAGTACTTTTTTCTTTCGTATCATGGTATCTGGATCGTATTTTGCATCTGATAAGCCATCCTCTACAACTAACAGTGCATTCGGATTTGTCTGGATGCATCGTTCATAATAATAATAGAATCCATTATTATTTGCATCATATTTTCCATCTGCATCTGGATTAGAGTCTATTGGAGGAAGTATCGGTTTATCGTCATCTCCTCCTGGTGCTGGATCAGGATTTGGTTCCGGATCTGGACTTGGATACTTGTTGTTAAGATTCTCCTGTAAAATATCTTTTACCGTCTGATCATCATAAACAACGATTTGATTACCTAATATCAAATGCATATTCAAAGTAATCTTTCTTGGATAAAACGATACCGAAAATTCACCAAACTCAATCTTTGCAGCTGCAGTCGAATATACCGGAATATTATACTTTAACATGCACTGAACGGTATGAGAATCGTACGTATAAGAATTTCCTTCTATGCTATTGTGAACACCAAAGCATTCACTATCCATTGGATCCGTACACTGAAGAATGCAAATATCATTAATTTGCATCGTGTACTTCTCACCATACGTATTTGCCATTATTCCAAATGGAACTTTGTTGGTAACAGCAAATGTAATTTTCGGATCAAAGAGCTTCACTCTTCGATATACCAATTCGTTATTTACCGCACAGCCAAGAGGAAGGATTCCATCTACCGGATCTAACGTTTTGCTCGTACAAGAGTGATTGATTTCAGATCCTTTTTCGTTATAAATTGAATAATCAACAAATAACACATACCGATCTGCAATTTTCTCAATTTCAGTGATCTTATTGTTTTTAAGATCTGCTTCCATTTGCTTATATAAACTACGATTGGATTGCAGGTCTGCATAGTCAACCCCATTTACCCACATATTTGCAACCATCTCTCGAGCCGCATTGTCATATTCCAAAGAAGAATGGGTTCGATAAGAGCGTGCAATATTTCTTGGGATATTGGTAGATTGATCAACTTTCATATACCGATCTGCGATCTTCGCATATATTGCTTTATTCGCCATTCGTTGAACCTACCTTTCTATACATTTTTTCCGGTTAAAATCCGAATCAAAATCTTCCAAGTATTCCAGTGTAATCTCAATACGTGGTTTGATGGAATAATACTTACGAAGTCTCCCTTCAACAATGTTCTTGTCATCAGCAATGATGACATCGTTGATCATATCACAGTACGTCTTCGCCAAATTATCCCAATCTGGTTTCGCCATCGGACGTATGAATCCGAGTTCTGCCGCCAATTGTTCCACAGATCTCATAGTGCTTGGAATAGGTAGAAATACCTTACAGTCGAATTTTACCGAAGTTTGTATTAATTCAATGTCCTCTCTGTTTTTCAGGTAGAACTTAATAAATTTCTTATGATCGTCTGCACCTTTGACATAAAAATGCACATTTCTTCCTCGCATAAACCCTCTTGGTCGTGGGGTTGCTTTCGGAATAACGTAAAAGGTAAACATTTCTTTTTTCCATTTTAATTTTGAAGTATGTTGAATAAAGGGAAGAAATTGCTCTTCCCATTTATTGGATTTAAACGATGAAATCAGGAAATGGAGACGATCATCGGCATCGTCTGGAATCTTTCCATATTTTTCATCGTAAAGTTTTTTTAATACTGGTATTTCCATGCAATCTCCTTTAAAAACCTTCAATTTCTCTCATCGCATATGCAAATTGCTCCTGGAAAAGTCCCATTACAGTTTGCGGGATATCCGTCATACGATCCTTAATCAGATTCATTGCCAAATTAATCTTGGTTCCAATCTGAGGATATACCAATGACATTCCACACGTATTTGCAAGATATTCGATTAAGCTTGTATTTTGTAAGAACAGAATTGGATTTTGCTGCGGAGACATACTAAGATCACTATATAAGTCTGCAATTGTAAAGCTGACGTCAATCTCATTTGGCATACCATCTACTGTCCAAGACTGTTCACTTACGCTTTTGTTAATCTGCATATCTGTTATCATTCCAAGGTTAATATTACACACGCCATCCATAAATGCTTTTACAAGAAATGGGGAGCTGTACGTATTTGCAGTTGCTTGTTTTGGAATTGCTAAACAAATCAAATGCATCAATGGAACCAGGTTATCCATATAGAGTCCGAACTTACTACCATAAGGTGCTTTCAAATGGACGGTAAACGAATAGGTAGTTGGACGTGATGATGATTTATAGATATCTGGCATAATTACATTTTCACCTTTTACAACATTTCCAGTTAAATTTAAGATTCTGGAAAGTATGGAGGTGACATTATTTCCATTTAACGGCTGTGAGATAAAGTCCATAGCAGCGTTGGCAAGCGTGGTTAAATTATCCCCGATATCTTCAGATCCTCCTGAATTTACAAGAAACGCAACTTCTTTTAGCATATCAGAACTATTGCTGAACGCACTCTTTAACATGGAAGTTCCAGTCTCATTACTGTAAGATTCTGTAAATCCAGACGATGGATCCACACAAAATCTCACATATTGCATATTTGTTAAAGTATCATAAAGTGCCTCCAGTGGACTTGTACTACTCTCATCATCCGCAGATTTTAGATTTACTTCCGCTTTTCCACTTTTATCAACCGTCACAGTTCCATCTTCGGTTGTTTGATATAAAAAGGAATGCTCTCCTAGAGAATCTTTTGATTTTATCGTCACTGTATATTTTTCGGTTTTCCATTTTCTAGTTTTCTTATCTTTTACTCTTCTCGTATGTTTTTCCTCTTCCCAACCATAATTGGAACTGAAAATACTTTGATTCGTAGTTTTCATGGAAGACCTGGCACTACTATCTGTCATAGAAGCAGAACCAACTTCGTTATCACACCAATATCTCCAGTTAAATTGCTGCAGTGAGACACCATTTATCGTTTCTTCTAATTCCAAAAAAGTCGCAATGGTACGACACATGATGTTGACATATTGAATATAATCACTGTATGCTGGTGTGAAATCATAGTATCGTAATGTATCTCCACTATCTTTAGTGAGAGCATCCACTACCAAAGATGATTTTGTTAAGTTTTCAAATCCGTTTGCCGCTTCCGCTATATATTTACCCATAGAAGCTTGTTCGGATTTTGATTTACCTGGAAGATAGTACGGATTACCAGGAATCATAGTTAAAATCGGTGCTTCCATTCGTATATTTCGAAGATACGAACGTCCGACAGTTTTTGATAAATCTGTATATCTTGGATCTACGGAATCTGGAAATTGATATGGTAATGCAAATACACGTAATCCAAGTTTAAACATCGTTTCATTTGCCATATGCTGATCCCTCCTTAAACGTTTAAAAGTAGGATAAGACGCACCTGGCGTCTTATCCTACTGTTTTAAAAGCTTATTTTCCGGCCGCTATTTTCTTTGCTAATTGAGCATTTCGAGTTGGTTTAGAGCCTTCAGACTTAAGTGTTTGAACGGTTCCTGTAGAACCTCCATTTCCCGTTACAACAACGTTATTTCCTGTTTTTAAATTTGCAAGAAGTTCGGTTGCTTGAGAAAGTCCACTTGCACTCTTACCTGTATTCTCCGCAATGATTGCCAAAATCTCTAACATGCATCTTAGCAGCTCTGTATCATTTCCAGAACTCTTAGCAGCATCTGCACGACTCATAATTTCTGTAATACTACTTACAGAGTTGTATCCTGTCGTACTCGTGTAATTATCGGTGTTTACGTAAGCACCACGTCCACCAGCTTTACGCTGATTCTGAAGATCCAGTGCCTGCTGATAAGCCTGTGATCTTTCTTCACGTCTTTGTGCTCTTGTAATTGCACGTGCACTTTGAGTCGCTCTTGTTGGTTTGTAGTTTCGAACACGTACTGCATTGGCAGAGGTATCTCCTTGTGCTCGTAAAATTGCTATCTTATGAAGTACTTTCGGATCTGCCAAATGATTCGTACCTATACCAGATCCACCTGCTTCTGGAGTTACTCCATCTGGTCTTGGATCTTCATCTTTGTACTTCTGGTAATACTGCTCATAATAACCAGAAACATCACCATTACCCTTATCACCAAAGAATTTATAGAAGGTATACTTCGCATCCAGTCCACGACTAGAATTCTGAGTAATAAGTGTTTTGTGTTTCACATACTGGGAACGATCTTCGGAAGAACCATTACCCCAGTGACCTGCAATCGCAGCATCTAATGGGAACATGTCATATTCCGTAACATATCTTGGAAGGGTACGTTTACCTTTTCCCATAACCTGATCGATGGCATCATAAACAGCTTGTGGTGGATTCATAGCATATGCTGGGAAATCATCATCACCATAATGACCGTACCATCCACTTGTCTGCACCATCTTATATAAGGCATCTCCAGTAGTTGGATTATTCATCTGAACCTCGTTCAGGTTTACCATATGAGATGCGGAATCTAGGTTTGTGGAATAATCGTCTCCACCATTTTCTCGAGTAATGGTACGTGCAATATATTTCTTCTGTGCATCGGTAAGAGTATAGGTCGGATAATTACCATTTAGTAAGGATCCTCCGGTACTCGTACCAGTGCTTGTTGTCGCACCTGTGGTTGAGGAAGATGATCCGCTTGTAAACAGACTGCTAAAATCAGTATTCCAATTACCAGTCAAGGTACCTTCCATTGTTCGTGTACCAAGTGCACTATATACAGTACCCATACGGTCCATAATAGAATTACTGGTACTTGCAGTGCCGGTGTTGGTACTAGCAGCATTTCCCGTTATAGAAGAAGTAGATCCTGTATTCGCACCATTTGCGGATTTACCTTTTCCATCCGTAAAGGTATTTTGAACTTTGTATTTGCTATTATCTGGAGCATTTACATTATAGGTAGCATTCTCATCCAGGTATCGAACCACCTGAATCCAAGTACCGCCACCCCAACTAAGACGATTGTCTTGGTATCCTTTCATTTCATGAATCTTTGGACCGATTCCACTTCCATGTCCAGCGAGCTGACCATTGCCGATATACATTTCAACATGTCCACTCTCACCAGAAGCACCATGGCTGTAATAGAAAATCAAGTCTCCAGGAAGCATTTTCGATTCATCTGGATACGTATCGGTCTTAGTATTTGGTCCATCTACAACCGTACCAGCGTCAATCATATCGCCAGTGTAAGAACCAATTACTTTTCCAACGGCAGTTTCGTAGATTTTACAACACGTAGAAGAGCAGTCACCATAACCATGGCCATCTACACCTTCCATAACTCTGGAACGATCTCCACTTTGCGTATACGTATTCTGACCGATCAGGCAAAGCATCCATCCAACGATTGCTTCACGCGCATCCGCTGCACTTCCACCTTTTCCACCTCTCATACGGTTCAGAAGTTTATTCATTCCACGTCCACCGGTTAATTTATTCATCGCACGAAGGAATCGAACTCCAAATCCTCCCTTAGATCCACTTGCTGCTGCGTACTTATTATACCAATTCATACCTTTTGCAGCACGAGTATTTTCCACTGACGTACTCTGATCAGCGGGTGCTTCAAATTTATGAAGCACTGCATTGGAAGCATCTTGTACGGAACTTGCAGATTTTAAAGTGCTATATACAGAAGAATAGCTTCCCTGTAATTCTTTCATTAACCACTCTAACTGAGTTCCAAGATCTCCAATGGAAACGTTCTTAGATTTAACCAGGTCATAAAGTCCCTCTTTCCGATTTGGACTTGTCCACTGTGCCAATCCATATCCGTACTGTTTTCCAAGTGGATGTAAGAAATCATTCTTACTTATCTTACCGCTGTCAACATCAGCAGTGTATTGGGCATCATTTAAACCAAGTTTACTTTCCAGTATATTTTCGACATTCGTCGGATCCATACCAGATTCTGCTTCTAGGTTACCCATAAGACCAGCTGCACCATATGGTGTAAGTCCAGCTGTTCCAACTAAATAATTATAAATTTTTTCCGTATTCTCATTTCCAGTAAGGCTAGTACTTCCCATAATACTAGAATCCGCTGATGAGGTACTGGTAGATGCGGACTGCTGAGTGAAATCCATATTCCAGTTTCCTGTCAATGCACCTTCGAGTGCTTTACTACCAAGCAGCGAGAATACATTTCCAATTTTACTAATCACATCTGTCTCAGAGGTCATCGTATCAGTTGTGGTAGCGGTACTAGCTCCAGGAATACTCTCAGTAGAAGAAATACTACTAAGATCACCAATGGAACCTTTTCCATTTTTCGAGAAGGACCAGAAATTATGACCTTCACTTGTAAATACAGATGGGTCATAAGTTGTTTCGGAACGAGCTTGTGAAGCTGGGTCGTTTACAACTACTTTACCATCTTTCAAACCAACCAATGCAATAAAGTGACCACCCTTTGTAAAGGTACTTGGTCCCATAGATGCGATAACAGGTTTCTTATTGCTAAGTGAGTTTGTTAATTTGGATCCATCTAATCCCAAAGACTCGGTATCAACACCGTACTTTTTACCAATTGCGGAGAAGAAATCCCAACTTGTTCCATCGTTAGCCGTACGATAACCATTATCTGTAGAGAACTTACAAGTATCTACAGGGGTTACATTCGCTCCATAGGAACGAAGGATCATTGCCATAGAAGTTGGTCCACATCCAGACGTACCGATTGTCTGAGAATTATCTCCAACGGAAGTATATACCGTATCACTCCAACGGGAGTCTGTTTGCATTAAAAACGGGAATCCATTTAGCATGTCTTCTCCAGTTGCAGAACCAACCGCATTCGATGAAGATGTTGATACCGTACTCTGGCTATCTAATCTATCATTACCGGTGCTTGCATTCTTTGGAGCGTTTGAATTTCCGTTTTGTAATCTTTTTGGTATTGGTTTTTTACCATCTCTTGTTTTTCCATATCCACCAAATGGAAGAATTAATCTTCTACGTCCGCCAATACCATATCCACCATTTCCAATTGACCATGCAGAACCGGTGTATTTTGTAAGTTCTTCTGGTTTGTAGGATCTTGAATATGCTTTTCCTCGCGGATCATTTACACGAATACGACCATTTGCATCTTCTCCAACTGCTACAACATAATGCCCTGCCGCAGTATAAGGTGTTCCAGTTCCAGTACTTGTTCCGGATAGCACAACTTCATTTCCATTCTTCAAAGAATCATGGATGAAGTTTGCATTTGGAGCATATCTCTGTTCACTGTCTAATCCAAAGGTCGATGCTGCACCAGATACAAAATTCCAGTTTGTTCCGGTGTTGTCACGTGTTCCGGTTTTTTGTGCAAGAGCTGCCATTTGTGTTGGATCCACTGCATTACCAGTCATATCAGATACAACCATAGACATAGCAGCAGGACCACATCCACTATTTCCAAGAGTACCACCATCGTTGTTGTACTCGTATTTATTGCTTGCCCAGCGAGTATCTGTCTGAGAATAATAGGAATGTCCATTCACTTTATTCGGAGCGACTGTCTTACGACCAAATCCTCCGCCGCGTTTTCGATGTTTCTTTGATGCGTTTGAAGTACCAAAGCCACCTCCAGCTGCAGAAGTATCTGCAAACATCGGTAAGGTACCGTAATCATCTTCACTAAATCCGGCTATACCAAATCCACCGCCTATACCATAGGATTTTTTCGATTCCACAGTTCCGGAACCAGATCCTCCCATAATCCAGTTAGTAAACTTTTCCCAACCACTTTTAACGATACTACCGGCTTTATCCCAAGCCTTCTTCGCAGATTCTTGGATTTTTGTAATTGCCTGTTTCGCCTTGGAATCTTCTACGATTTCATGAGTGGTTAATAAGCCTGCTTGTAGTTTTTCATCAATTTCAGCAGCGTCGACATTCTTCTTCAAAATGTCACCGTTCTGAGAATAGTATGTGAAAGTAGATCCTTCACGTTTATAATAATTACCCGTCGGTTCATAATAACCAACGGTCTTTGATTCTTTGAATGGAGAGGTTAACGTGGGTATCCAACCATATTTATTAACACTTTCAAAGAACGTGCCGATGTGATCAAGACCCGTGGTTACTAAGGTTCCTAATTTTTCACATCCACTCATAAAAGCATCCCCGATCTTCCCACCAATATCCGCAAGTCCATCGGTTGCTTTTTTGATAATATTGTCTTCTTTGACCTCTTGTTTGGTGAGCATACCACTGTCAATCATAGCTTCAACCGTTTCTCGATCAACGTTTTCATTAATCAGCGTACCGTTAACACTATATTTTGCATAGCCCTTACCATCATCATTTTTGATATAGTACGTACCGACTTGGTTTACCCATCTTACCTGGGTTCCACCGAAAATAAAGTCATGTGCGTGATCAAGTGCACGATCGGCACTACGTCTCATTTTTGCTAAAGTAGCACCATTAGCAGTGAGACCTTTATCTAAAGCGCCCTTTACCGCCTCAAATCCATTTGAGAAGGCTGTTTTTACATTCTCAATAGCCCCTTTAAATCCAGGAACGATCTTATGCTGAATTACCTCTTGAAGACCGCTGGTTCGAATGTCTACCTCAGTTAAACCATCGGAGACAACGAGCGCTTGCATTTCTTCTGGTGTGAGCGGTTCATCTGATAAAAGTTCTCCGGTCATACTATAATGATACCAACCTTCAGCAGCTGCTTTTCCACTCTTAGAACCAGTAGCACCAGCAAGCATATTCATAGTTTTCTGCATATAATACGTACCATCCTGGCACATATATTTTTTAGCATTGTGTGAAGTAAAGAACAGAGTGGCTGCAGCCGGAGCTGCTGCAATAACCCCACCAGCCGTTTTAGCAGTCTTAAGTGCAGCACTTCCAAAATCTTGAAGTCCTTTTACAACCGTATCTTTTACTTCAACGGCTTTATCCCAGACTTTCGCACCTACTTCTCTAATCTTTTCTCCAGCACTATCCTTAAATTTTTCCCATCCGGTACGGTCATGCCACATAACAGATTTCACGGCATTGGTTCGAATCAAGTCACTCAATTCTTCCTTCGTGATTGGATCTCCAATTTCATCCCCGTTCGCATTATGAAGCTGTCCCGCGTTATCATACCAAGCACCGGTTCCATCTCTTAATTCCCAGCCTTGTTCCTGTGTACCTCGGTCTGTAAAGAAATTCCAAATTTTACCCGGTAATTTTACTGCAGCACTCGCAAATCTACTTGCATTTTTTCCCATACTGCTAACTACCGATTTGATTCCTTGTCCAACTTTCTTTGCCATATCTTTTAAAGGTTTACCCATTCCAAGAACGGTTCCTACGATTCCTTTTGATTTTTTATCATTTTTAAAAGAATCTACGATATCATCTTGGAAATTAGTCTCATCTCCAACTTTACCAAGTGGATTTCCGTCTTTATCATAAACCGTAAAAGTACCATCTTTATCTTTGACATATCGATTTCCGGTAGCACCAATATATCCTTCTTCTCCATCTTCTCCAAACAGAAGTTTTTTACCTCCGCTTAGTAATTTGGAAGCACCATTTGTAATGGCTTTGGTACCACGTTCCATAAGAGAAGCATTTTCATCGGAATTATAATCTTGGAATGATTTGTAATTCCCATTAACTTCTCCATTATTAACTGCTTCGATATAGGCATCTTCACTACCCCATTTATCGGCAAGACCAGCTTTGTCAAGAACGTCATACTGCTTTTTCAAGTCTTTATTTCGATCCGCGATGTATTCTTCTTTGAATGCATCTCTGGAATCCATCAACTTATCATATTTTGTATCACCGGCAATCAACTTGTATGCACTACATGCAGCAACGTTCAGTAAATCAAATCCACACATAGATGCGGTAATTTCATTTACAATATCTACGATGCCACCGACCGTACTTCCAGTAAATGCTCCCATCGCAAAAGAGATAAGTTTCATAGTTCCATCCACTTGATCTTTGTTAACCTGGAAGAGTCTGGCAGTACCCGTTAAACCATTTAATGCACCTAATGCAATACCGGCAAGTTCACTTGTTCCAAGTGTAGCTGCAGCAGCTCCAAGATGTTTTCCAAGAAACGCAGTTGCTTTTTTTACCAGCTTTCCAAGAATCGTTTTATCCAAAAAGGCTTTGGATTTAGAAAGCTTCTCCATAATCTTGGTTACCCATTTCGAGTTACCAATCTTATCAGCAACTTTGGTAAAGAACTTCTGAACCATGTTCAGGATCTTCTTACCCATCTTTTCCGTACCTTTTTCAGCGCTTTCACCAGCACTTTCCATGGTAACTTTTGCAGCACCTTCTGCCATTTTATCGCCACTGCTCTTTATACCAGATGCTATTACATCATCTGCATGTTCGGCAATATTATCTGCGCTCGTAGTAAACACGGCATCTGTAGCAATATCTGCACCTTCCCCACTCAAAAGAGATGGAGCGACATCATCTGCACTGGTTAAGGTAGCATTTAACATATCATCAGTGTAATCTACCATGGAACCACCAACAGCATCGGCAAATTCACTTGTTGCTTGAGTTGAGCTTAGTGAGGCATCTACAATAGCATCGTCGGCACCATTCATGGTTGCATTAAAAGCATTATCACCATAATCAACCATATAATCCCCAACAGTCTCTGTGAATTCTTTACCAGCCTTAGCACTTCCAACTGTGGCAGTATTCTCAACTCCATTTGCAGATAAAATTTTTGGAACTTTTCGATTTCTAAAGTCTGTAATTCCTGTTTTAACGGCATTGGCAATATTTTTTCCGCCCTTTACAAGAGCTTTTCCACCTTTATAAATACCTTTTCCAATTTTAATACCATACTTAACAGGTTTCTTTATTGCATTTCGTAAAAACTTCGCTTTCGCGGCAGTCATATGATCTGCTCTTCCATTCCTTCCTGTTAAGAATCCAAGGATGTTTCCTTTTACTAAATCTTTGAAGGAATCTGCAGTATCTTCGAGCTCTCCTTCTGCATCTTGTCCATTCGTATTTGCACGATTGTCATTTTGCCATGCAGTGTCTTTTGTAATCTGACCTGTAATCGCTGGAATTAGTTCTCCAACGTTTCCAAGGAAATCTGCAAGTTTCTTTAACAATCCCGTTTTTGTTAAGAAGGCAATACCAGCGATGATACCAGCGCCGATTAATCCTTTCTTACCAAACATCTTAAGCCAGTCTGTAAAGAAACCGGTACTCTTGGATAACTGTGCTCCCGTATTCGATGCAATATTTTTAATACCCTCTAAAAGTCGATTCCCTAAAGATTTTTGTTTCTCAGCCTCATGTTCGGCTTGTAATTCTTCTGCAGTCTTTGCAGCATCCATCGCTTTTTCACGAGTTTCCTGTTTTTGTTTTACAATCGCCATTTGACCATTCTCAATAACTGCAGGTAACTGGGTATCCGTTTGACTTCCTTCCCCAGAGTCCTTCATCGGAAGTGCTAATTGCGCGCCTCCAATTGGTCCAGGAAGTGCGGGTTGTTCATTGTTCTCAGCTGCTTCTCCATCATCGATCTGTGAATATGCATTGGCTGCTGCTCGCGCATCGCTAATTCTAGCTCCACCAACTCCATCGTCAGCTTCACCACCATTTGCTAAACTCTTAGCAGCATCGCGGATATATTTCACAAACTTAGAGACAGCGTCTCTTGCATACCCAGCAATTTCAACACGAATTGGTTTTCTTCGATCACTATAGACTTTATCACCCTTATTCGTCCAAACGATCTCAGGGCGACCAGCCTCACCGACAATCGAATATCCTTCTGTCGCATTATCCGTACCATCTGCATATCCCTTACCACTTAATTTACCGAAGATACTATAAATGGCACGTTCTACTTTACTACCAGCTCCAGTCTTCTTCGCAAATTCACTTAAAGTCTGACTATCCACTCCATATTTTTTCAGAGTATCTTGAACTTCACGATCACTCATCCGTTCAACATCTTCATCTGGAACCATATGATTTGCCTGAAGATATCGCCTACCAATTGACCAGTTCTTCATTTTGGAACCTGTCATAAATTGGGCACTGGACATTCGGCTGTGTGCATTTGGATCTACTTTCGAAGAAGAATCTTCTTTGTTTTCTTTTGCATCTTCTTCTCCGGTATCCGATGTTCCATTCTTCAAACGTTCTCGCTCTGGATCTGGCGTATTCACTTTATTTGGATCCGTGCCATCTGGATTTTTATGCATTAAAACGTTTAAGATCTGCTGTAACAAACTGATCTTACGAACGTCATTGGACATCTTTTTCTGATCTCCTCTGGCAATCTGATCAGCATCCATTGAAGCTGCATTTTTTGTAACGTTTTCATCGATGGCTTTTCCACGCCAACGAATCTTTTTACCAGACATAACTTCTGCTCTGGCACGGTTGTCAACGGTATCTTCCCAAACGTTTCCGCCGGTCAGTTTGTTGATTTTCCGAATATTCCATTCGTTTTGACGGTTTCGGACTTTCTTCATTTGTAATTTAGCTTTATTTGCTTTTCTTTCATCTTTTCTGGCTTTTAAACGACCAGAAAGATCCTGCCGCATATAATCGTCTTTCCAAGCTTCAAAACTTTGAGGCTCTCCGTTTACAATCGGAATATTTCCTTTTTCTTTCTCTTTTTCATAACGCTGTTTTAATTTCTCCAGATAATTATAACCAGTCCGATCTTTAGACTTGATATACTTATCTTTCCATTCATTATACTCCATGGTTTTCCCATTTTTCTGAACGTCAGCGTTATATTTTTGCTTTAAGGATTTCTCATCAAATAAACCACCCTTTTCCATTCGCTTAAGGGCACTTCCTTCTCCAAGATCATCGATGAAGTTTGCAGCATCGCCAATCTTTTCACCAACTTTTCCTACTCCTTTAAAAAGGAATTTAAGTAATGTGAATGGAGATGAAATTGCTTTCTTAAGTATTTTAGCAGCTCCATCCATAACATTACGAACAGGATCTAAGGATTTACCCGTCGCAAGTTCAAATGCATTTGCTACCGTATGCATCAACCATTTTACACCTTTGATTGGATGGAAAACTTTCCGAACCACTTGTGTAATTGGAGATACGATAATGTGAGTCACCGTATCAAGTGCACGGAATGGCATTAACGCTACCTGTTTGGTAACGGCATAGGTAAGTTTTGCAACGTTTTTACCTAACGTTGTAAACGGCTTTAATACCGTATTGGTTAATACATTTACAAATGGATCTGCGATTTTATCAACAAAATCTTCCCTAATTTTATTGGTAATTTTTGTCGCTTTTTTCTTAATGGAATATGCGATATCAGAGAGCGCATTTCCAACTGGTTCGATCGCTGCTTCTACCGTTCCAAGCACATCATGCTTAAATGTAAAACCAATATCGGCAGCAATCTCTTCTGTGGTATGTTTAAATGGTTGCAGAACGTATACTTGTAGAGCATTCCCAAGTTGTCCAAGTACTCCTGCTTGATAATCTGGATCATCTTTCTTTTTTCGGTTACCAAATAACCAACGACTAAACGTATCAGATTGTGCTTTAATCGCAAGACCAAGTCCTACAATTGCTCCTCCGACCGGTCCACCTGCAGTCAACATAGCAGGCATAAATCCAATTTGAGATAATAAGGAAGCGGTAAGAGCACCTGCTCCAGCCCCAACTGCGCCCATTCCAAGGGCTTTTCCACTTAAGGATAAACCGGCGGATTCACCACTTCGTTCCTTATTATGTCGGATGACATTTTTGAACGATTTTAAGACACCAAGGCGTCCCTTTTCCTCATTGCCAAACAAGAACTCATGGAATGTTTTGGATTTTAATGCTGTAGTGGTAGCCATACCAAGTAAAGCACCTGCAACTGGTCCACCAACTAACGTACCTAAAAATCCACCACCACCCAGTAAAGTTCCTTTTAATCCACCAATCGCAGCACCACCAATAAGGGCAGTTTTGTTATCTTTTATGAACTTTTGAGTTTTCTTGGTAATAAGCCCGTTATCCTTATCTTCGTCACCAAAGATCAATTTCTGGAATTTCTTAGACTTACTAGCAAATCCAACGGCAGTACCTAACACGACACCACCAATTGGTCCACCAATCATGGCTCCTAAGAGACCACCAGATGCAAGTCCAGCGGCTCCACCTGCAACACCACCTAGCATTGCATTTGGGAGTTTCTCTTTTAAGGAATCCTGCATGACTTTGACTACATTGTCTTTGTCAACTTTCTTTCCATCTTTCGCAAAATCACCAAACATTGCATTGTGCCAGTTTGCAAAAGATTCTTTAATTCCATCCGTTACCTGAGAAAAGATTCCGAAACGTTCTCGTTTTCCAGTTGGATTTCCATTTTCATCGACTTGTTTTTTACCAAAAATCTTCTCCATAATTCCTTCTTTGATATTCCCAAAGACAGAATTTTCGGATTTGTCATGTTGCTGACCAGAAGAATCTTTGTATGCTTTACCAGTCAAACGATGTTGCATCTCCAAAAAAGAATCATGTAACGTATTCTTCATATCAGAGATTGCTCCACCCCTGGAGAATCCGTTCTCATCTTTTACACCAAAGATCTTATCATGCATTGGCTTAAAGAATTTATCATTAAATGCATTTGCAACAGTGGTTGCAGCATCAGAAAACATAGAAGTGACAGATGTCATGATAGCTTTTGGATCGTTGTTCATAAAAGCAGATCCAACGTTATTAAGCGTTCGCATAGAGCTATTACGAAGCATATCCATAAACTTCATACTATCCCCATTTGCGAAAGAATCGTTTTCGACCGCTTGTCGATAATTAACATTGTCTATTTTGGAATTTTTGATAGATGCTTGACCTGTTTTTTTCAAGTAATTCTCAATGATCTCATCGATCGTAATATTTCGCATCTTTTTTTCATCTTTATCATATACCTGCTGCTCAAATAAATCTGTTTGTAAAATACCACTACGAGTTGGATTCTCTCTCATGGCTTTAATCTTCGCATTTCGAGTTGCATTCGCACGAATTTGACCAATTGCAAAATTATTCATTGTAATTGGATCATTCAATGCCATCTGATTTAAGGTATTGATAAAAGTTTTCTTAATTTTATCAGATCCAGCAAATTCCTGAATGGCTGCTTTTAAATCGTTTGTAATACGTCCATTATGAACCGTATAGTCAACCTTATTATCTCCTGAAGTACGATTAAGAAGAGCATATAACTGCATCTGCATACTCTCCATTTGTTTCTTCGTAGCTTCATCTTGTTGCGCGTTGACATTTGCGGTTAACTTTCGACCAAAATCCGTATTATTAAACGCTTCGGCAACAGAATCCATCAGACTCTTTGCAATATTATCATTTAACTGATCGATCGTCACATACTGTTTGGATTCAGAATCAAACCAAGTACGATCATTTTTCATTCCTGAAAGTGCAGCCTTATTTTTGTTCAACTGCTTCCAGCCTCGAGAACCACCAGCATTCATATGCTCAGCAATGAATTTTAAATACGTGGTCTGTTCTCCAAGTTCTCTTGTAATCGTATTTGTAATTGCAAGTTTTGTTTCTCCATCAAATGGAGTCGCATCCATATTCAGTTTGATGTCTTTTTTCTTGTCGATATAATTTAATCGATCTTGATCCAGACCCATACTTTTCGCAATGGTACCTGTGATCTTACCCAAGATCGTATTACCTTGTTGCTCTCCCCACTCACTCATACGTTTCATGAGGCTTGGCATCATGGACGCAATTGCAGAATCCAAACCTTTTATCGTTGTACTTAAAACTTCTGGCATTGCCCATTGTGCAAACATAGTAGCACCCATACCAAGAGGATTTGATGCTAACATTTGCAATGTATTCTCATCCATCATATCCGCAAGCATTTTAAACTCGGAATTAGATAAAGATGTTTTTAAACGACTCTTCACATATTTCTTATATGCACCAAAGTCAAATCCACCATTTGAACCAATCACGTTTCCAATATCACCGTCATCTGGTTCGTCGTCTTTCTTCCCTTTTTTACCAAGAGTTGCTTGTCCCATTTTATCATAGTATGCAATGGAACTCTCGATAAACTTATTCATATTGCTGTTGTTATATTCAACAAGGGAAGCTAAGTTCTTTTCAATCGCTCCTAAATGAGACAGAATTTGAGTACCCATCTGCTGATTTTGGAAAAACTGAGCAGATGTTAAAGAAACAAAAGCATCTGTTTGTGCTTTTGCTGTTCGTAGAGTAAGTTCTGTCTGTTTATTAATAGAAGACGATAAAGATGTAAACGCTTCAGCACTACCCGCAGCGTTTACATAATTCATAGTAACGCCTCCACCGGAATCGTTACTATCTCCAAAAGTTACTCCGCCAGATGATTCGTCGAAGAGATCATTAAATCCTCCGTCTCCCATCATATCCTGCATAGCTCGTTCATCGTTACCAGCAAGATGTCCGGATTTAATATCGTCTAGCGCATTTTTGAACGCAGTATTTGCAAGTTTTACATATTTATTCTGCGTCAAGTTGGTACCAGATGTACCTCGTCTGGTTCCAATTACACTTGTTCGCATGCTTCTTACAAGATCTGCGCCAGAATCAACTGCTCCTGAAATCGTTGGAGCATATTCCTTTAACACCGATTTGGAGGTACTACCAACCGCACTCAACGCATTCTTTAACCATGTGGTACGAATGGGTTTGCTGCGCACTGGTTGTACTTTTGCATTGTGATTAGCCACTGTGTGACACCTCCTTAGTGTTTATTTTCAGTTGTTCAACGCTTAAACGACTGTTTTTTACAGGAAACACGAGAAAAAAGACAAAAAAATAACGTTCTGATATAAATCAGAACGTTATTTTTGATAATTGATCTCCAAGTCTTAAATTAAGACTGGAGATCCTAGAGTACGTTGTAAATTTCATAATTTTTCGTGCATTCGGGATATCCCGATATGCCTGAAACCATACATCAAGTAACTTATTATTATATTTTGCGAAATCTCCAATAATCTTATTAGAGACTTTTCCACTAGTTTTGTATTCTAGCGTATTTAATAACTGATCTAGGTCCTCAATTACATGAGGATCGACCAATTTATTCCGTCTCATTTTTTCGAGACGGAATATCATCTCTTCCGTTTCTGCAAAACATTCTTTAACTTCAGAAACTGAAGTTTCGGTTTCAGTCTGTTGGTGAACAGGTTCGCCAATTCTTGCTTCTGGTGTAAATGGGTTTACAACCGAAGCTAATTCTTTTAATGTGAATCCTTTCATGGTATCTCCATGCGGCTCTTGGTATATTAACCTCCACCGGATCATACATTTTTACCTATTGGTGAGGATGATCAATATGACCCCTTTGAGTCTATTTCAACTCTATGAACTTTTCGGATCGAAGATAGATATTTTATGTATTTTATTTCTTCGATTCACTGAATTAATATATCAATAAGGGGGGGGGGCTTTACGGATAAAAAAGAAGGACAGAGGCATCATCTCTGTCCTTCTTTATTTAAATGATTAAATCCGTAGGATCAATCATAGAAGTATGAACTACGTTATCATGGAATTTTTTCATGTTCAGGTTGGTAAGGGTAGTTGCCATCTTACCTGTCTGAAGACCAATGAATTTCTTACCACATGTATAGTAATACATACCAGCACATTTTGCACATTTACAATGAATATCGGTTGTACCTTTACAGTACATAACGGAACGCATCTTCACAGTCTTTCCTCTGTAGGATTCAATGATCGACGGTTCCAAACATTTCAGTTTTCCGTTTTCCATGATATAGCGATAATCATAGTCATGAATACTTCCGGTTGGAAGCTCTATTTCCAACAATCGTTTGGTTCCACAATCAGAGTTTGCATCGTCATCGATACGTTCCATCTGCATGATTGCATTTAACTCTTTGCCAAGATATCCAGATTCTGCAGTACCGATAGATTTTGGATAGGCTCCGTTTACCAAAGTATTGGCATGTGGGGTTAAGTCTGTTTTCTTAAGACCATCCATAAGTGCATTAGTAATGAAGTCGTATTTTCCAGTAGCTTCGTTAAAGACGGTACCACGGATCAAGTTGATATTCTTGTAGTTATTACCAAAAGAACCACGAGCTCCAGAATCATAAAGATCCATACCCGGGTCACCCTTTAAGATTTTCTTAGCTTCCGATACCAAAGTTTGTTCGATATACTCTCCAGCCTTCGGATCTCCACTCTTTAACTTAGCTTCGTTCTCTTTAATTAGTTTCTTTTTCAAATCTGCAATCTCTTTTGGTAAGAAGAGAATTCCTGGTGTAAAGGACGTACAAACAACCGCATGTAATTGAAGTCCCAACCAGTCACGCATATCAATGTAATGCTCTGCCGTATCGGATTCAATCTTCTTATCTTTTAATGCATTCGAAATAGTTGCTTCAACTTTACCGCAAACCTTATCGGTAACTGGACAATCTACCATTTGGAATCCAATCACTCCACTAAGTCCCATAAAATGAATCAGCATTTGATAGAAAACGAATCGTCCGACCGTTGTCTTGATTGGTTCTTTATTCCCCCAGAAATCTGTTGGGACAGTCATACTATCCCCAAAGTGATACTCCGGATCTCGGTTTTCCTGTCCATTTGTGGTATGCCCGAACATTCGAGTCATTCTGGTAAAGGAATAGTCGGCTTCTTTCATATCCAGAAGAGCTTTTGCTTTTTCAGCTGGACATCCTTTCGAATTCTCATAGTTCTTGGTCATGGTATAGAATGTCTGGATTGCTTCCGATGCAATGACACGAATCATTTTACCAGATGCATTGATAAAGTTACCAGTACTATGAATATACTTCTCAAGTTCTTCATTCGCTTCTTGTGAAAAGAGAATCTTCACGGTAACCTGATCTCCATCATAGTCACCTCCAATACCTTCCAAATAAGAGTTGGAGAACTGTAGGGAATCAATAAATAAGGAAGCCATTTTGTAACTTGGTACATCATATTCAATCACCGGATACCATTTATACAAATGACCATTTATCATCATTGGTTCTGTTTTTGTAGTAGAATTAATTCGAATCTTATTACAAAAAACAGAAAACTCATCTGTAATTGGATAACGGGTTGTCATGGTATGTTTGTCTTTGGTAACATCTGATGCTGCTAAAAAAAGAAGATCAGTGACAGTCATCTTACGATATACGATAGAAGACAGATCTTCTTTTCCATTCATCCGTCGTCCAGATAAATGTAAAAAGTATCGTTTGTCAGTTCCTTCGACTGGAATTTCAATGGGATTGAAACGACTTGATGGATCTTTGATATAACTATCCATCATATTCTTGATGTACTTCTCATCAAAATAAGAAGACGGGTTTTTCAATCGTACAGTTTTTACAATTTCATCTTTGTCCGGATTATACACAATTTTATCCAAACTCTGAGAAATAATTTCTCGATCAAAGAAACTCTTTAACCAATACATCATAAGTGGATAACAAAGTACGCATGCCTGTGAGATCGGGAGCGCACAGTGATAATAGTCGACCATCATATCATTCTTGCTCTCATAATGATACGTTGGAGCGGTTATAACAGTACGAACACAGTTGTCAACCGTTTTACCCATTAAGTATTTACGAATGACACCATTTTTCTTCTGTAACTTCTGTTTAAAATAGTCATAAATTGCAACGATGGTCTGTTGGATGTCGTAATTCGTGGAGTTAAACTGAAATCCAAACATGTCCCGATCTCGAAGAAGCGTCGTCAAACGAATCAGTTTCGTATAGTATCGGTTTAAATCACCAGTCTCCCCACCTCTGGAACTAGACTTTACATCTCGATAAAACACTGGTTCTACCGGTAGCTTAGAGATAAAGACTTCATCCCGTTTACAGAGTTTTATTAACCCAGAACGTTCATTTCTCATGCCGACAGACAAACTTTCTTCTGTGTTCTCTCCAGATTTCTTCCAGGTGATCTTGTTCCAATTGTCATATAAGAACTCAATACCGGTTTGTCCATTCTCTTTATCCACTACCAAAATTCCTTCTGGATTAATGGAATAGAATTCTTCTCCATTAATAATTTTATCCACATTTCGAAACATGTAGCGGACAACTTTATACATATGGGGATGAAAAAAATGTCCATGCAAATCAATGTATGCAAACGTCTCTTTACGAGATTTTACGGTAATACCAAAAATATCATTGGATAGTAATCCTTCCGGATGAGGAACTCCTCCACGCTGAAATAGTACACCGGAAGTTACTTCCTTTAAATGATTTAGTTTTACAAATTCATCCACATCATAAAGATTAATTTTCAAAGGGATTCCTCCTTTCTGCTTAAAATGCTGTTTTCGGGTGGAAAGTGGATGGCATACAACCATCCACTTACGTTAACGAAGATTAACTGGTCGTTCCGTTGTTTTCCCAGAATCTCCTCGTAAATTTAATTTTCGAAGATCTCGCTGCCGTTGTGCTTCATCCGCCTTTTCTTTCAAACGAGCCTTATCTTCGGATAACTTCGACTTTGTATACGCTTTCATTGCAATCGAACCGATTGTCATCGGTACACTCGCTGCCACATGTCCCGTTAAACTAGCTTTTGCAAAATTACTAGCAAGAGCTTTGGATACATCACCTTCCAAACTAAATTTATAGTAAGATTCAATTGTTCCGATAAAATACTGCTCAGCTCTTGCCGTATATGAGGACGCTTCCCTAGCAGTTGCAACTGCTTTGTTAACCGCAGATCGAATTGCCGGAGAATCCGTCACCTTCTGACTTGCTGCTTTGATTTTTCCCCTTGTCGTAAGATCTGTTTTCTCTAATGCATCACCGGCTTCAGTCACCATCTTTTTCATTGTCTGAACGCTAGATTTCTTTACAACTTCCAGCATTCGTAACATAGATGCCTGCATGATAGAAATATTTTTCATTACTTTTTCGGCATCTTCTAAGGATTTAATTCCTGCGTCGGTAAATCGATACACATCACTTACTTTAAGCGGGCATTTCTTATTATTTAAAGAAACGATTGTCGCGTTAATTTCTTTTAATTCTTTGGAGTATTTCTCACAAACCTGTTCGACTTCTTTACAATATTTTTTCTGTTTTTCTACAGAGCTTGTAGAAGCTTTCGTAAATAAATCCGAAACCTCATCATTCAATTTCTTTAAAATGACTTCATACTTCTTCGCCTCAGAAACCATTTTTGGAATATCTGGAGAGACGATCTTTTCACCGGCGCAAACTCTCTCCAGTGTTTTTTTTGATTTCTGGAGACATGAGTTTCTCTAACTTCTTTTTACTAAACTTAATACGAATCTTAGTAATCAGATCTCGGATATGATCAATTGCTGCCTGCAAAGATTTTCTCACAAATGTTGTGAGAGTATCTAAAATTTTTTCACCAGATTCGAATATCACATCAACGGTCGCATCTTCCATGTAAATCTGAGAGACATATGATTCGCATGAAAGTTCACATACATAAGCAAGTTCTGTCATTAACTGACAATAGTTTGCTTCTTCCATAATACCATGATTTGTCATGTGAATTCCATCCTTTCCTGTATTTTCGTTATTAAAATGTGCGAAAGGGAAAAGAAAGAGAAACGAGTTAGTTCTCGTTTCTCTTTGCATTTATTTCTTCTCTTCTGCTTTCTTACGATCATTTGCATCTGCAAGAGCTTTGAACCCGATTGCAGCTGCTCCAGCAGCTGCAGCGCCAATAGTTGTCTTTTTCTGTTTATCTTTGTCATCGAGATATTCATTGCTCATATTTTTAATATTACGCTGCGCACCTTTCACTAAATCATACTGCACTTTTTCAGGTTTAATATCTACATTTTTAAGAATTTTCTTAATTTTTGGATCCTTTAAGAACATATTATTCCAAATATGTCTTTGTATAGATGCATCATCATTTACTAAATCTGATGAATGCGTGCGGTTAAACATGGAAGATCTCCAGTGTTTGTATAACGATTCTACATCACGTATACGATCTCCACTCAAAGAAAGTGATCCATGTAATTCTAATTCAGGTTCAATTTTCATTAAATCCTGCAGCCTTGAAATTTCTTTTTTATAAGCTTCATGTTTTGGTTTGTTAGTTTTATATTGTACAGCGCTAGATGCTCCAAGAATTACACTTAAGCACATACAAACATACTGCGCAATCCGAGCATGTTCCATGACAAAGTTTTTGATTGCGGTAATCGCTTTCATGAAACCTTCTTTGACTTTGGAAAAGAATCCTTCTCCTTCTGTAAAGATATCCAGCATATCATCTGCAGATTCTTTTAAGACTTTTGATTTCTGAAGTTTTCGAAGAACACCAGTCAGATTCTTTTGTGTCGCTGCCATCTTTTTCTTAAACGATTTCATATCGGTATTGATGTTCAGACCCTGTTTCACCATCGCATAGAAATCATTTTTCTTAAGCGGGATTTTCGTCTTTCCAACTTTTTCGATGTTATCGTTGATCATCTTATACGCTTTTTGAGCAGAGTCCACATAGTTTTTCAGTTTGGTATTATCATAATCTGGTTCATTGGCAGCACGCGCTAATTCCCCTTCTACCGTAACAGCAAACTTCTCGATGAATTTCTCAGATTCCTTCTGTAATTTGTACAGCTTCGCAGCATCGATACCCATAACCGGTTTTCCGGAACTTAATTCATCAAATTTTTCCTTCATCTCAGGAGTCATCAGCTGTTCATATTTCTTACCATTAATTAAATTATCAATTTTATCAGCCTGCTTGCTGATAAATTCCATAATGGTTTTAAAAATCGCAGTTGTATGTGCGATTAACGTTTCAATGACATCACTTACGCCTTCCATGTAAGCTTCAGAAGTATCCATGTCATAGATTGCAGAAATCTGAGATTCTACAATCAATCCATAACCATTCTCAATTTTACTAAGGCTACCATATACGGAAGCCATTTCTAAAATTTCTTCAGGAGTATAGAGCATCACTTATCTCCTTTCTTATCAGTCTTTTTATCGTCCTTCTCTACAGACTTTCCTTTTTTCGCAGCAGCAATGATCTCACGTTTCTTTTCTTTTACAGATTTTAAAAACGCTTTGATCTGTTTCATAATGCCGGCAATTAAAGTAGAAAGTCCAGAGTGCTTAGACGCCATAGCATTAAAATTACTCATTAATTTACTGCAAATCGCTTTTACTTTTCCAATTGCACCAGCAGATTCTTCAGCTTCTAAGAACATTGCCCATGCATGATTATCGAATCCATTGTCCGCACTTTCATATCCATATCGAGTGGAAGTGTAATCCTCATCATGATGCTTGGTCTCTTTATTCATAAGATGAACACGTTTAGAACTTGAATCCCCATAGGAAGAAACTTTTTCTAACTTCTGGAAAGACTTGATGAGGTAGTCGTTGAATTTCGCTAACTTCTTCTCATAAGCACGGAGTTCTTTCACACTCTTCATGCCATACTCGGCCATCACATAAACATCATCTTTTGTCATCGCACGAGTATTATTCAAGCATTTCCGAATCTTCGCGTAGATTTCTCCATACTCACAAGTTGCATTGTAGCACATCTTGTTAATTTCATCCGGGTCTACCGCTAACATTTTTTCTTTTCCATGGAAAAAATTATTTAAAGAAAAGGTCTTGGAATCCAGAACATGGCTCAGTGTAGATTCGATATAATCGCTATACTTATCCATCACTGCATCGGCTTCCTGCATCAGTTTAAAAAACTCTTTCATATCCGGGATCTTAGGAGACATCCAAGTATCGCATTTGTCGAGCATTTTTTTATACTCTTCTGGTAATACTGGAACTGGATCTTCTTTCATGAGTTCTTTCATTTCTCCTTCCCCGAGCATATCAGAGAGTTTCTCTAACTGCTGACGAAGAAAGGTGATAATCTTCTGTACAGCGCCAAGAATTCCTTTCTTGATTGCTTCTAAGGCACTGCCACCACTCTCAAAAAAAGATTCAATCGTATCACTCTCTATCATCTGATCAATGTATGCTTCTGTCATAAGCTCAGATGCGGTTGAAATCCTAGCAATATCACACGCTAAGGTAGACTCTACTAAGATATCTTCTTTGCTGTAAATCATCTTAATTCCCTCCATTTCGTAAGGTTTATCGTTAGATATCTGTTTTCAAAGGGGATTTCGACAAAAAAAATCCACCATACCCCGTGAAGGATATGGTGGATAAAGCTGCTTCAAAATAAATTATTTAGCAGGATTTCTTTTCTTAAGAAACTTCGGACAGCTGGAAGAAGAACTCAGTTCGGTGTGATCTCCATATACGGTAGTGAAGACACCGAGGGATTTTCTCTCTTCTTTCTTTCCAGGTGTGAAACTTTCTTTTGTAACTGTCTTCTTCGGAACTTTCTTTGTGCTCAGGGTAGCCTCAAAGTCCGGTCTTGTTGGGAACTGGAAATAATTTCCGGCGTTCATGTACTCGATCATAGCGGTAGTAAAGAAATCATAGAATGGATTCATATCATCGATGACAAACTCATCTGCATTCAGGATCTTCTCAGACTCCGCTTTGTCAACGCCTGCTTTCTCAACCTGTTTCTTCAGCCATTTACGGAATTCTTTAGATACTGCAACTGTTTCAACAACGGATTCAGATCCACCGTTTACTGCACGAGCAACTTCTGTTGTAAACTCAGTATCATTTGCCAGGGCTGTCATAAGATCGTTGAATCTTTTCTTATTGAACCGATTGATCTTGATTTTCCCATTTCCTTCTACAACTGCCTTCATGTCTTCCAGGGCTTCTCTTACATTTGCATACTTTGCCATAATCACAAACTCCTTTTCTTTTTAGATTTTTTTTGTTTCGCAGATTTCTCTTCTTCCTTTTTCATGGTTGATATAAGACGATCTGCAACACGATCCAAAACATCATCGAGTTCAAAATTTGATGTTGATACTCGATCATCTGGACCAAAAAGAGGTGGTTTACGAGACTTACTCATAATAAGCACCGCCTTTCATTAGATTAACGTGTGTGTGAAAATAAAATATTTTCCGTACACTACACTAATTACAATAATTCATAGAGGATTCCTCTATATACATTTTTTCATGAATGGTTGCACCTCCTATCATAACTGAAAAATCTGCAGATTCACATTCAGTCCATTTATGATATGCTGTGGGGCTGACGGAAAACAGCATATTTGTAATGTGTATGGAAGGGATTGCTCTACGAATCTTTGTAATCATTTAGATAATATATTAATAAAAAGATCTCCTAGTAGCGATAACTGCACTACTAGGAGATCTTCCTTTATTTCTCGTAAATTTCTCGTAAATACTCTTTGAATCCTACTACTAACTTATTCGCAAATCCAACTTCCAAAATAGATGGAGTCATACGTTTTAAGATAGAGTTATCTGCAATGATCGTATCATACGGATGATCTTTCATGTAATCGGAGTAAGGTTCATATCCTTTCGGGATAACTTCACAGATGGTATTCTTAAGTCCAGAATAATTGGCAATCTTAGAAGCGACTTCCAAGGGTTCCAACTCTTCAATATAAAACTCAATCATAACAGCATCTTCGACATTTTGTCCTCGGATATTTCCATACTTATTTGGTTCGATCTTCTTTGTAGTCTCGGTAAAGAGAAGTCCACATTTCATGATTGTACCGGAAGCCTCCGGATCATAGGATTCAAGTAAGTTTTTCTTCTTCTTGATCTTAGAGTAGTACTCTTTAAAGATCTTCTGTAAGGAAGGAGAAAGCTCTTCCATATCTACCGTAGAATACATTTTGATTTTAATAATCTTTCCACCATATTTACTCTTGATGACATTTCTACTTCCTTCTGTTACCATACTCTTTAATTCGTCATCGGTTCCAAGAGATGCGAGTAACGTATTCAGATCATTGTCATCATAAGAGGTATCAAATGCAACAAGAACATCTCCGACTTTTACATGTTCTCCCTCTGTTGCAAGATGTAACACATTGGAGTTCTTTCCAATAACAGCCTGCTTACACTCTGTAATTCGAGTACCACAGCGTTCTGATAATGACTCACTGATAAACGTTGCATCTTCATAGGTAGAGTATGCAGACATAATTGCAACTCTTGCGAGTGTACCTAAATTGGCACGACAATTATTATATTTGGAATTTGTAAAGAAGTTTTTATGATAAGCTAAGACATCGTCCTTTTTAAACTTATCTCCTTCTTTTAAATCTGTGACAAGCTGGTTGTTTAAGTAGAATCCACCGCCACCATTCTTTACAATATTGGTGTCGGTAGAAATTGCTCTCACCTTACCAGATTTATATTTTGCGATGACCAGTTTCAAATCCGGATCAACCTTTACAATCTCTCCATCTTCTTCTGCATTCACTACAAAGTCGGATGAGAGACAGAAACGTTCCACTTCTTCAAATCCATTGGATACGAGAACTGGATCCGAGTCATTAACTGGTATAACATGTTTAGACTGTTTGATTGCGTGGCCGCAACGTGATGGATCATCATTTCTTGCTGCCCCAGGCATCGTCAATTCTCCTACAGAGAATAAGTTGACGTCTTGTAATTCTTCGTAATCTTTTTCTGTTTCTGGTACTTTGACGTATCCACGAATATTGGTAATCTCCGGTTCCATAGTAAGAGATTTGTTTAGTCCACATCCTGCATCTGGAGAAGAAATTGGACTAATCGTTCCTGTCATGGATTTATCATAAGAACGCTTACGAATGGTATACATGTCATCCAAGTTGTTTCCATGGAATCCTTTAAAGGAAACACCATGTGTATTCTCGATTTCCAAAGTCGGGTTCAACGTAGAAATTTCTTCTACCGTAACCACATCCAAAATTCCTTTTAATACAGCATCTCTTTTAATCGAATACTTCTTTCGACCATTGGCATTTCGATAGGTAACATATTGAGATGCTAAGATCCCATAAAATACCATTGGAATGATCTCAAAGCTACGAATACGAGAGATTCTCTGGTTCAAATCAGAAGTATATTGAGAGTCAGCCAACAAACTGACTGCATAAATTACCAAGGATACCATATCCGTTGGAAGGTTGATGTCTTCCAAAATCTCTTTTGTAACCGGATCAATGAACCATTCATAGAAATTGAATAGGGCATTTGCAATCGATGCTTTTCCATAGGCTTTTACAAAATATTCAATGTAAGGCTCTCTGGAATCAAAGTCCGCAATATTCCATTTTTCGGTTGGTACGATTCGAATACCATTTAAAAGAAGCCCCGCTTCCATCGTATCTTCGTATACTAAGAAAGTATCTTTAAAACGAATGACGTTTTCGGATGCTTTCACTTCTTTTGGCATATGCTCTTCCAGATGATAGTTTGCGTTGCATTTTCTAAGAATGGTAGTAAGTCCTTCCCAAAATCCAAGTAACATCGCAACGGTAATATCCTGATTCATAACTTTTACAGATACGTACATCAATCGTTTTGGTGCCCGAATCTTGTAATAATTATCACGCAGTGGTTGTGGAAGTGCATCGACAATCAAGTCGCAAATGCTATTTCCATTTTCCGTTTTTTGCATACCACTATACTGCACATAGATTGGTTTGTCTTCTTTATCAAAGCCGACACAAAAATATCCATCCTTTGGTTTTAATCCTCGTTTGGTTAAAATATCCTGGATATCGAACTGGCTGAAATAAAGCTGTAACCCTCCAACATTCAGTTGTTTCATAAACTTTGCAAGTTCATCGTATTCGACAGAAGTAATAAACTCACCACTTTTATTGACCGCATTGCTATTACCAAATTTGATAAATTTCTTTGCTTCGTCGCTCTGTTTCAAGAATCGTTTCAAACGTTCTACTGCAGATGTAGACTTTGTATCTACACGTCGAATATACATCTTATTGTAGTTCGAAACCATCTGTACCGTATCATCTTCTGTCTTAACAACTGGATAGAAGTAGGACTGATTCTTGATATTTTTCTTGCCACCACCAAGATATAAAAATCGATTTTCAATAATCTTCGGGAAATCTACTTTTAAAGTATGCCTCTGACGATTCACATCCTCCAAAGAAATCGTATAGGTTTCTTTGTAGTTTAGCTCATCAGAAGTATCTTCAATTTTCACATCTCGTACATACAATGGAATGGACTTTGTATTTAAACAAAGTAAGACATCCATGATATCTTTTGGCATAACCTTTTCAATGTACGTTTTATTTCTCTCATAGAAACTAATCTGTTTCATATGGCTATTTGGGGTTTCGACTGCTTTGCTGATATCTTTTGGTTTGACCTTGACCTCTTTAACTTTCATCTTCGAAAGTTGTTCCACAGTCATTCCTGCAATTACCAGATTTTTTTGATCGTCCATCAACTTCTGGTTACGAGCAGACGATCTTGGAGACACTGGAACTTTCTCATGCTTCAATTTGTTGTAAGCTTGCTCCAGAATCTTTTGATCCTCATTAATGTCATTATCTACCTGCATCTGAACAACTGCTTTTACTTTGCTTTCCTGACGCCGAATTTCTTCTTCTTGTATCGGTTTCGCTGTTAAAACACGGTCCGCAGACTGAACAATTTTTTCTTCGATAGATTTTTCTACCGGGTCCTCTGTTTCATCTTTCACAGTCGTTTTGATATCCGATACATCCGACTCATCAATAATTTCTTTTTTGTCTTTGGAGGTAATGCCAAGTTTTTCCTTGGTCTCTGCTACGATGGTAGATTTAATTTCCTCCTTCTGAATAACGGCATCGTCCATTGCTTTTTCTGGGAGATGTGGTAAGATCCGTTTCATCTGAATCTGAAGACCGGTTACGACATTCTTTGTTGGCATCTTTACCGTTTTTGTTACCGCTTTCGCAACGGCTCCAATGGTTCCATCGTCAATCTTTTCGTCTGGTAAGTTGAAGTACTTACTAGGATTAATCTTCATGACTTTATTCCCACTATAGAATAAAAAGTCCAAATCAATTCCAACCAGAAGCTCCGGATATTTATACAAGGTATACCAAAGCATATAAAGTGGGTTACTTAAATTCTCTTTCACGGTGTCTTTCATTGGAAATTGATCCAGGTTTACAATTACCATACGATCTTTTAGACTTGGAGCAGTTCCCATCAAAATAGGTTTCATATAGGACCAGTAAGTAGAAACTCGTTTTGAAATTTGCATCTTCTGAGAATAGGTATTAAAAATCTCCACATACGTATGAAGATCATAAACCAGATTACGTCCCAAAGATCCATCCAGAATCTTTGGAAGATACGGTTTTAACTGGGTCTTTTTTCGGACGGTATCGTAATGAGATTTTCGAAGCTGTATATTCCGGATCCGGTAACGTTTATTCCAAATCATGCCTCGATAATCCTGCTGATAAAAATACAATTTGTAACGCTGTCCAAAGATGATGTTTGTCTGATCCGTCATCAAGGACATCGAATTGTCAAAACTTGTAGTATATAAAAAAATCAAATTTCCAGTTCCTGGAGGAGTCCCATTTGGTAAAGTAAGTTTCCGATTCATGACTTTTCCATAGGGAATCGAATCTGGATACATAGATTCCAGCATCACTTCTTCTTCAGTATCTTCTACAGATTCTGTGAGAACTGTTTCTGGACTCATCAGTATTTGACCTTCTGCGACATTGTCAAATAAACTCATTTGATTGTATCCTCCTTTCAATCGTCGTTATATTGGTGTTTTGAGATGAGAAAATGAGAGACTGCGTATTACAGTCTCTCACCAAGTTATTTTAATGCTTTTGCATTTCGAAGATCTTTGTCTTTTAATGCTTTTGAACGTACCCTGTAATCGTATGCATCACTTTTATTCGATTTTTTCTTTAATTCATCGATAGTTGTACTCGGATTTCCGAAAACATCTGTTGTCAATGCCTTGATCCGATCTGGTTTTGATACCTTCAATGAGTTTCGTTTTTCGATTGGAGTGTTATGATTATTCATATACTCTGCTTTTCCGGCTATGGAAATAGTTTTATCAATATTTTTCTTATTCTTCGTATAATATTCTCGAAGTCCCCGTTTTAAAGCTTTCTCACTCGTTCGGTTTGCTGCATAACGATCTGCTTCCAATTCGTTTGCATTAATGTGTGAAGGATCGATCCCCTCTGGTATATTTTTTGGTAAGAGATTATTAGCTGCCTTTCTAGCATCGGCCCGAATCTTAGATTGTAACTCTGTTGCGGTACTAGAATTTAGATATTCTTTATTGATATTTTGTATCAATATTTTTCTTGTACGACTAACAGCCGAATCTATTTCAGATTGGTCTACATTTAAGTTTTTATATGTGTTTTCTAAGTTTTCACAACAACGATCAATTTCATCCATAACCATTTTTTTTTGAAATTTTAGTTGTATCCGTATATTTATATCCCGGAATCGTGCTATGTAGTTTCATATGTCCAATTTCATGCTGCAAAAATGCTGCTCTTCTGGAATCATCTTTTAATTGGAAAAATGTCTTTGTTAAATATATCTTTGGATCGTCGTTAGAACCAATATCCGCACTAAGATTTCTCGGTATAGAAGCAGCAACACCAAGAGTTTTATCTTCTGCATGAGACATTGTCTGGTTGATATTCATATCAACTTTATAACGTTTTCCATCTACTTCTATCGTGCTAGTTTTTGGATCAAATTTGTATTGCTGTTTAAACCGTCGGATGTTATACTTCATCGAGGATGCTTTTTCTAAGATATAATCTTCGTCATCAAAAAGAGACTCGATGAACGTTTCTTCATCAGAAGACTCTGTAAGCAAATCGTCCAGCCAGTCCATTTCATTATTATAACTTTCGTTTTTCATAGTAACACACCTTCCTATACTCGTAGATGAATTCGGTCCGAAATACTCGAATGTCGGAATTCAATATGGTTATCGTTAATAAATTTTTCTAAGGCATCGTTATCTCCGTAAGGAATGATACCTTCGTTAGCTGCATTCATAATTTGCCGTCGATATTTCCAATCATACATGTTATCTTTTGTCATTAAAGGTGTTGACAACCGAGCGTTTATTCCTGCGATTTTGAGCATCTTTTGTACCGTTTGGATGTCCTCCGGTGTTAAAATCGTGGTATGCTTTCGCAAGATCTCTTCAGTCATTATCATCTTCTCTATTTTATAAGGCTTTACTTCAACCCCTCGTATGGTAATACAACTTGGTGTATTAATAGAATGACCGAGTCCGAGTACAAAATCATCTTCGACTTTGATTGTGTAGATATAGAAGAGTTTCAAAGTATTTGGTATCTCTTTTAACTTTTGTATGATCGCATCAAACGTTTCTTGTAACATTCCAGCACCACGACCATATACAGCCATATTATACTTATATGGAATTTCATACTTTTTCGCAACTGCTTTCGCCCACTTAAATACACACCATCCCACGCAATAGTCTTTCTTCGTATATGTAAAAATAGACCACCCGGGTTTTTGAAAGGCATTTCCATAATCCAGTGACCAAGGCTTTAATACGTCATACTTATTCAAAGATCCATGGTACAGGTATTTATATACTTTATTTAAAACTGACTCCTCATATATTTCGTCAGGAAAATGATTATAGATCGAAACTTTATACATGTTATCACCTACCTAATAAAAAACGGAGAAAGATTTGAATCTTTCTCCGTCATTGATTAAAATAAATCTACAGTGTCCATCAAAAGCATCGCGAGTTCGTTGTCGATTGCTGCATTGTAATCAACGGATTCGGTTACGTCACTTTCCTTTGGAGTTTTCTCTTCCTCTGGTTTTGTAATAACTTTTTCCGCAGTCTTTACATTTGGAAGAGATTTTGCCCAGCGATCCAGAGAAGCCATGTATTTATTTTTCCAAGCATCAAATGCTTTTGGATCTTTTCCATCACTGGAGTATGGGAGAACGTACAGATAATCTTTTCCTTCTACGGTTTTAAATCCCCAATGCTTTGGAGGATCTGGGAAATCATAATCATCCTGGAACATGATGCGGGCACTACTTGTAAGTTTTCCGTTTACAATGCCGTCATCGTTCTTATCGGATTTACCAGAATCTTTATGACCACTGCAAGAATATTTCGTCTTGTAGCCTTTTCCGTTTAAGGTGGATAAAATATCCATCATTCCTTCGTCTGGTTTCTTTGCTTCCAGCATTAGTTCTAAAAAAGAAGATTCATCCATTAACTCTCCTTCAAAAGCTTTTACCAGTTCACTTTCAAAAGTAACTTCATGGCTGTCTACGATTGCATCTAAAATGGTAAATGCAGTAGATTCTTTGGTTTCCTTTTCGGCTTCTTTCTTTGCTTTTTCAACTTCTGATTTCGCTTTCTTTAATCCATTTTCCAGTTTATCAAGTGCCTTATACGTATCTTTTAAGTAAACGAGACAACGATTGTAAAGTCCATTAAGAAATGTGACATCAATATCTTTTTTCTTCTTAGAACTTTCATCAATATTTGCTTTAAATCTACGAAGAACTCCAATGATATTTGTAATGAAGGCGGCTGCCCCAGCAACTCCAGTTGCAACTCCAACAAGACCAGCTCCAGTTACCCCAACACCTGCTGTAAGAGCAGTGATGACATCATCAGAAGCACCCCGTGTAGCAGCAACTGCCATGGTACCAACCGTAGCTCCACCAGTTGCAGCTACACCAGTGAAAGCTCCTACGTTAATTCCAAGACTCTTTAAAGTACTGATAAGCGTATAGGTAATCCATCCAATTAAGGCACCAATAAAGTTCGTGCTTAAACTATCATGTGGATAGTCTTTTACCTGTTCTTCAATACTTTTAACATACTCTTTTACACTCTTGATGTAATTTGCAGCCTCATCGTAGTTTCCTTTTTTGATGGCTTTTTTTGCTCGTTTCAATGCCTTGCTGGATTTCAGTTTTGCATCTGCAAGAGCACTTGCCATATTAAGATTTGCACCTTCTGTAACTGGTTCCTCTTTCTCACTTGGGTAGAGTTCCTCGATTGTAAACTCTTCCATAGTAGAAAGAATAAATCCTTCCTCTTTACCGGCACGGATAAAGTTATTTACGGATTCTAAAACTCCGCGCTGTTCCAGCTCTTTGCTAGTCTGCTTTACAATGGAAGCATCCAGCTCTTTGATCTGTTTTTCCATTTCTTTTTTATCGGTATCATTATTGACGGCATTCTGAATCTTTCGAAGTGCTTTTTCAACTTCAGCCAGTCGTACTCGATACTTATTAACTTTCTCTTGTTTGGATTTCCGTTTTACCATCCAAGAAATTTTAACCTTTAAGGTTGCTCGCTCAATAATAAGCTGACGTACTTTAAATGGTAGGGAATTAGTTTTTAAATCCTTGGCATGTTCAGTACTATTCAGTTTATCTTTTACATTGTGAGCGATGTTGGCAATCGCACCTTCTACCGCATAGGTATAGGTTGCATTTTCATTGTATATAAATTCCATCAATTCTTCTGGAATCATGTCAATCATCCCTTCTTTCTTTAATATTTTCTTATCCGGAGGAACAGTCGGAAGCATTGCTCCAAGAACCGAAGCTGAAGATTCCTTAGAGACGTTTGTATTTGTCTCATGTACGTTAAGATCTTCCATTTTCTTCTCATTCCTTTCTTTTAAGGTTAATGGATTGTCGTCATAAGTAAATACTCGTATAAAAAAATAATTACAAATAAGACATATGTTTAATCAGGAGTCTGAGTAGATTTCTGATTATTGCAACACGTCCATGTGTTTTGCATGTAGTATTGCTCTTTTTGCATTTTTTGTATGTATGAATTTGGCTTATAGTTTACTTGTATCGTAGTGATACAAAAAAAGAAGGGTAGTGAATCATTCACTACCCTTCTTTTTAATATTTGGTTGCAGTGGAGTTCATAAGATCCCACCAATCCATGTATTGCTCAGTATACTTATTATTGATCGCAATACTGTCGGCATCAGGGATGATCCCATCAATATCGCCAAAATCGTGTTTATTGCGATATACAGACTCCCATTCTTCTGTTGAACGGGAAACCCCTTTCCATGAAAGACTAGGGTCTGGACGACGTGATTTTTGCGTTGTACCATTCTTTTGAATTGCTGGTTCTTCTTCTACGATGTCAATACGTCCGTTCATAAGGAACTCTCGGAAACCTCCACGATCGTTAATCTCCTTTTCCGACATATCAACTACACCGAAATGGAGGTTTTTCTTTTTACCTAGACGATTGCAATTATCTAAAACTGACTTGAGTGTTTTATTAAACGATCTTCCGACTCGGCGTCTATTTTGGATTGTAGTTAGCTCATATTGTAAGAAGTAGTCACTTACTTCGTCTATCATTATTGGCACATCGGTATACTCTTGATCAAACATGTATGTGATGGTAACTGGTTCCATTTTATCACTTTCATCTAATGAATCAAACTTAAGTGTATGAATTCCGTATCTACCATACATACGTAAGAAATCTTCATAAAAATGCTGTCTTATCACCTCCGCTCCATATGATATTAAATCCACATGCATTTCGTTTGGAACCTCGTTTTCATGCAATGAAACCATATATTGCATGAGTCTCTTTACATTTGTTTTGATTGCTGGAATTATCTGTTCTTTAATTCCTTTTCGATAGCTGTCTATTGTATCATCATCCAAATCATAAAAATGCAAAAAGAAGTATCCCTCCATAATATTTACGATATATGCGTATATATTGATGAGACACTTAGTCGGTTTTCCTAAATACAATATATTTGCACTTTTCCACTGTGCTTTGTATTCCCTTTTGTAAAAGTCTTTAGTCATCGGATTCCATCTTAGAATATCGATAATCATCACTCTTAATAAATCTCTTAATGAAAGATCATCCGTAATTTCAAAATCTGGATTATCTGAGAGTGGAATCATGTAATCACTTATGGTACCAAATCCTAGAGTTTGTCGATCGATCTTATCAAACCATTCATACGATTCTTTCGATTTTACAACCTTACTCCATATTTCACCAATTCGGCTTCCATGTCGTAACATTCGTCTTAGCCATACAGCTCTTACTGGAAGAGCAATAAATTCATTCTCTGTAGTTAAAAGAGATATCAATTCTTTAATGACTATAGTAGATTGCTGGAATTCGAGATCAATATCGGATATATTGGATCTGGCTAATCGAATTAATTCTTTAAACCAATCGTAATCCATCTTTTGGTACTCTGCATCCGAAACTTTTATGTTTTGACGCAGGTGTAACGCATTTTCATGTTTGGGTTTTTTGTTCGATAAATAATACGTATAAGCTACCTTTGGGTAGTACTCTCTGTGATCATACGATCTGTAGTATAGGTGAGCTTCTTCTATTACAACAGATGTACGTTTTTCTGGATAACGTAGTATGTCATAATAAATATTTGAATATTCTCCCATCTTTGTTTCCTCCTTTGTAATGGTTATTATTGATATTCACATAGATGATATATAAATCATGTAAGATAGATATACGTGAAGTATCTATTACTTATTCTTTAAAGAATCTATATGTATAAAGATCTTTTCTTCTTTTATATGTATAGATTCTTTTTTATTCTTTTTATTCTTTTATAATAATTTATTAGAGTATTGACATACCTGTAATAGGTCGAAGACTTTATACGGGGACGAAGGTCACCGTTGTAATTCCT